ATGCCCCTCACTGATACCGCTGTCCGGCTGGCTAAGCCAGCTGACAAAGGTTACTCCATCACCGATGCCGGCGGATTGTCATTATTTGTCGCCCCGAATGGCACAAAATCCTGGCACTTCAGGTTTTCCTGGCACGGCAAGCAGCCGCGCATGTCGCTGGGCACCTATCCAGAAATATCCCTGAAAGAAGCTCGAGATCTGCGCGATCAGTCTCGTTCGCTTGTGTCTAAAGGCATAGATCCTCGATCGAAGCGGCGCGAGGAAAAGCGCATTTCGGCATCCGAGGCGATCAAGACCTTTGAAGTCGTCGCCAACGAATGGCACGCCTTTAAAACTCCGCGCTGGGTTGATTCAAAGAGAGGTGCGGCTAATCAGTCAAGAGCCTATCTCGAAAACGACCTAATCCCAGTCCTTGGGAAAATCCCTGTGGTTGAAATAAAGCGGCAGGATGTGCTTGCTACTCTGCGCCGGATTGAAGGTCGCGGAGCCTTGAGTGCTGCCGAAAAATGCAGGTCATGGCTCAATGAGATTTTCCGGTTCGCCATTGCATCGGGCTATCTGGAGATGAACCCTGCATCGGACTTAGACATCGTTGCGGCCAAGCCGCCGCCAGTGAAGCACAACCCAATGTTGCGTCGGCACGAACTGAAAGATTTTTTACGCAATTTGCGGGAATTTAAGCGCGCAACAGGCTACATCATCGGCGCCATTCGTATTCTGCTGCTTACAGGAGTTCGCACAGGTGAATTGCGGCACGCGAAATTTGAGCAGTTCGACCTTGATGCAGGACTATGGACAATCCCGCCGGATGCGGTGAAGCAACTGAGGAAGGTGATTCGTAGCAAGGGAGGTGATTCGGTTCCGCCATATTTGGTGCCACTTTCGCGGCAGGCGGTTGAGGAGGTGAGAAAAGTGCATGCCTTGACCGGGCGCTACAAGTTGCTGATCGCCGGGCGGAGCGAGCCTACCCGGCCAATCAGTGATAACTCGTTAAATGCCGCTATGAGGCGTATGGGATATAGAGACCAGCTAACCGGGCACGGGATTCGTGCGACGATTTCTACAGCTCTAAATGAGATGGGGTACAACGAGGATTGGATCGAGGCGCAGCTTTCACATGCAAGCTCTAGCAAGGTCAGGAAGACCTACAACCATGCCGAGTATGTAGAGCAGCGACGGGAGATGATGCAGGCGTGGGCGGACTATCTTGATTCGCTGGAGGCAGAGGGCTGATCACCGCGCGCGGCCGCAACCCTTTCTTGGCTCCATTGCAGAACCTCGGACTTGATCCAGGCCACCGCCCGGCCGCCAACTTTGACCTGTTTTGGGAATCGTCCAGCGTTTGCCATGTCGTAAATCGTCGTTTGGCTCAGGCCGACAAGCGCGATCACTCTTGGCAGCCGGATGAATTCGATTTCTTCGGTTGCTATGTTCATCTTAACCCTCATTGCTCATGGCTAGGTCAATGTACTCATCCGCGCTCGCCGCCAGGCGGATGCTATTGGGGGCGCCGGAACTTGGGAGCTGCACGCAGATGAATGGCCCAACGCCGGGAGAAATCGCGGCTGTGTCTGCTTCAATCAAGCGATGCAACCCTTTTTCCTTCAGCCACCGATAACGCTCGGCGTCCTTGCGCAGATCCGCCACTTCCGCCTGCAGTTCATCAATCGTGATGCGTCGGCTCCATCCCGGATCGCCCGGAACTGGTACGAGCGGTTCCGTCTGGTCGATCATCGACTGGACCTGAGTGCGCAGCGCTTCATTGTCGACCTGCAGTTTTCCGCACGACCTGCAGTTTTGTGGCTGGCCAGCGCGCAGCGCTTCGTTCTCCGCCACCAACCTCCCCAGCATTCCATAGCAATCAGCCAGCAGGTTGTTGGCATCGTTGAGGTTCGTGGAGCCGCGCTGGCAGCGTTTCTGCAGGTCTTCGTAGTCGGTCATGGTCTTGGCTCCGAGCGCAACCAGCAATCGTCAGCGCCGCATGAAAATCCACCGTGGCCGTAGTCTTTGCATTTTGTTCCGCCCTGCACGGTTCCGCCGGCTGCTTCGATTGCTGCAACGGCATCTGCCCGCGATATCAGCGGACTGCTACCATCTTCCTGCGGCCCAGACATCCGCCGCGCCAGTGAATCGCCTTTAGAAAGGGTGACCACAACACTCGCCGCCCCATCCCTGAACCCGTCCCGCGCCGCATTGGCCATGTCTACGGCGGTGTAGAGCGGAGTAGGAAGATCGGGGTCAACTAGGTTGTAGCAGTAACCGATGCCGTCGCCATTCGTAAGTGTGCAGGTGGACATGTCTTCTGCGCAGCTTGTGAGTTGCGGCTCGTTGCCCAGCCCGCCGCGCAGGTGCTCGATCATTGCGGCCTGCTGGGCTATGGTGGCATTGGCTTTTTCAAGCTCCATCGCATACTCCATTCCGGCGCCAGGGTGCCCGGGGCTCATGTGGCACTGGATGCAATGCATCCGGCCATGCTTGCATTGGTCACTCATGATTTTCTCCACGATGCAGCAGCCACCCGCGCCCAGCGCTCCTGAGTGACGATGATGAAATTTCGAATACCCGTCATGACCTTGTGCATCTCGCCGTCGAACTCGACGAACTGGCCGGCCTTGCGGTGCTCTGGCACACGGTCGATGACGTCGAGCAACTTGCCCGGGGTGCCGTCGGAGTTCTGGGCGTGAATGTCATACGCTGCCATGGCGTTCCACCTCGATGCGTTTCTGAATGCCCACCCGATACCCTTCAGGCCGGAGCGCGGCGGTCTTTTCAATATTGGCGATGACCCGCTCGACGCCGCCGAATATCGGGTCTACCTGGCGCCCGTCCTTGAGCAGTTGGTCGGCGAGGTTCCAGCCTTCTCTTTCTTCGATGCGAGACATGACGATGCTCCATGCCGCGCGTGGCGGCAGAAGGTGGTGATGGGGGAGTGTGATTTAGCGGTGACGGGCGAATTCACCATGCAGCTGCGACCGGGCCGAGAAAATCGCTGCGACCGCATCAAGGAGCGTTTCGAAGTAGGCGCTGAACTCCTTTCTGCCATTTAGATAGATAACGCTTCGCCATTTGCAGAGCGTTTTGTCCCAGTGCACGCCTTTAACTCCAACCTTATTGTTGGTGCCGACGCTCCGGTTTTGATTGTTTTGCTGGCGGCTTGAATCGCGGAGGTTTTCGATACGGTTGTCACGCTTATTGCCGTTTCGATGGTCGACGAAACCGGTCGGCATTTTGCCGTAGTGCATGAGCCACACAGCTAGGTGGACCTGGCACCGCAACCCGTTTACGGTGGTTTGCAAGTAATCAGTTCCGTCATTTTTTTCGCCAACAATGGCGCCACGGCGGCTTCGTTTGTTTGCGGTTTTGCGTCGGAGTGTTCCATCGGGAAGATATTCAAAGAGTTGATGCAGATCGCTCTGGCGTATTTCAGGCATGGCAATAGCACTCCCTACTTGCAGTCAGCTGCAAGAGGATTTAGTTGTGGGATTTGGTTACTGCAGGATGAGTTCGGCCGGGACTGTCACTGTTGCGCCGCGCTTGGCGAAGACCACGGCGCGGAACACAGCAATGGTTCGGGTTTCGCCGGGCTGGCGGTTGAATGGGTCGTTTGTTAGGTCTGCCAGCCACGGGTCGCTGTGGCCGGCTTCGCACCAGACGCCGTACTTCGTGATCAGTTGCTCGGCGTCGGGCAGAGCGAAGAGATCTAGCTGTCCCGCGACGGGCTGCTGATCACCCTCGATCGCGTTGATTGCCCAGTCCAGCGCCGGGCCGTTCAGTTCCTCGGTGCGGATGTTGATCATGCGGATCATGGCGGCAACTGCTTCGTCTGCTTTCGTTTACGAGCAGCAACAACTAGCGCTTTCGATGCGCTGGCCAGCCCGCCGACAACATCTTCAGGCAGGAGAGCGTTATTGCAATGAGGGCATAGCGGAGCGTTTTTTGTGCTGCGCCAGGCTTCGTCCATTACCTTTGCGGCGCGGCTGCGGATCTGGAATTTTTCGGCTTCGGCCAGTTCGGCAGCCCGCCGATTGATGCGGCCTGCTGCGGCGCTGAACTTCTCCACCAGGTGGAGAAAGGCATCGAACGATTCGACCTCAGTCTCGCAATCACTGCACCAGATGCGGCGCTCCTTTTCGTCGTAGACCATCTTTCTGTGCGCGCATGAAGACGAAGGTCGTCGAGTCAGGCCACGGGCAACCCGGATGTCCTCGATCTGCACGACCTTTACGCCGTAAAGGTAATCCTGCGGCTCAATCGGTGCACTCATCGCCACGGCCCCTTGTAGATGAGGTAGGCCATGTAGAGCGGGGCGAAGATCATGGCGTCACCTTCTGGCCGAGCAGCACATCGCTGACGACCTCCCAGAGTTGAGCGGGCGACCACTGGAAACGGTCAAAATCGGTGTCTGGCTCAATTCCGACTCGGCAGGTCGAGTGAGCGCCGGCCGGATATTCGCCGCGTTTTGCCATGATCGTGGCCACTCGACCATCACCGCCCGGCGTGGTCGCGTGGTATTCGTAGGCAAGGGTGTTGTAATCGTTGCCCGCCTCTACCTTGAACGACCCGTCGCTCACCAGGTTCGCCCGACCATCTGGCGTCCATGGCCTCCCGCCGCTGGCTGTGCGTGCCCCTTCATGCAGGTACAACGTGAATGCTCCCTCTTCAGACCGATCGAGTTGGAAGCAGTGATTGATCTGCATTCCGACGATCACCCGCGAGGTGAAGTTAAAGCGATGGTCATGGATTGCCGAGTGCTTGAAGCAAGCGCGGCGCGGCAGATCTGGATGCCAAACGTGCAGGCGCTGATTGCCTTGAAGCTGAACCTGCACGAACCCGAGGCCGTGCAGGGTGATTTTGTCCGTCATCACATCATCGATAATCATCCGATCACCGCCTTTATGGTCAGTACCAATGGAAGCCAGAAGAAGAGGGTACAGCCGAGTAAGCACTTGGTGATCATGGCGCGGCCCTCTCGTTTTGGATTTGATTTCTCAGCGCAGCCGCTTCGATTGCCGCCGACGCAACGTCGACGTGATAGCCGCCGCAGTGGACTTTCTTGTTCGCCCTAACCTGGACGAACCATCGTTCTTTCCTGCCGTCCCAATACACGCCACGAACACCGCTTGCTCCTCGTCCAGGCCCATCAGGTGCGGAGGCAAGGCGATACGCTTGGTTCTCTGCGTATGTCGCAAGGCGCAAGTTCTGCCATCGGTTGTCGTCGCGCACGGCGTTTCGGTGATCGACGTGCATGTCTGCCGGCGGATAGCTGCCGGTCATGTAAAGCCACGCCAGCCGGTGGGCTTGATGCTTGATCCCATCAATCGAGATCTTCACGTATCCGTCTTTGTCGAACTGCCCGACCTTCGGCCGGCGCCGTCCTAGATGCGTGAATTTTCCCGTGTCGGGGTCGTACACCACTTTTTCCAGCAGTCGTGCGTGCGTGAGTTGGCGCGTTTTCATGGGCGCACTCATCCTTTGCCGCTATAGCGGCTGACTTTGAAGGGGGAGGGATTTACAACTGAAGGGATGAATCAGCGGACGTAGACGAAGTAGAACTAGGTGATGGCGATCATTTCCGTTCACCATTCAGCGCAGCGGTGGCGTCGAGGCAGGCGTTCCACTCTTCAGCCAGCATATCAGCGGCGCCGCACTTCCCGATTCGCGCATGGTAGTGCTCTGGTGTTCTGCGCTCAGGCAGCACAACCGCGACAGGCACTGGCGGGGCGGTGAACAGAACGCGGCATTCGTATTCTTCCGGGTCTAGCTGGCACGCGGTGAGCTTGAGTCGATCAACGTCGCGCCATCCATTCACACCGTCGGACACCTGATAGACCGGCTCACCCCTACCACTCTCCAGCTCAGCAATGCGCGCCTGTAGCTGGGCGATGGTGGATTGCAGGGCGGCGAGTTCGGGCGCAGGGATATTTCGGTAGGCAGTCGGATGCGCGTAGAGCGGTTCGGAACTATTGTTTCGCTTTGAGCGAGTGAATATCGCTTTCTGATCTTCGTCAAAGCGCATCCACGCTACCGGAACAGGCACTTGCCGCTCGACCGCTGGCGCATCGAGAAGGGTGCGCAGCTCCTTCCATGCGTCCACGTAGGCTTTTGTTCCCATGTCGCCGATTATTGCCTCAATCGTCGACCGCGACACGCCGTCAATCGTTGGGTTATTGGTCATGGTCAAACTCCTTTCGGCTCAAGCCTTTCGAGGCGATCACGCAAGCTGTTGATCTCGTCTTGATACTGGTCAGCCAAGGTTGTCAAGTCGTTGAAGTTGACCCAGTTCCCGTGCTTTTCCGGAACCCGGATAACGCTTCCTTTTTCGTCCTCGCCGCCGCGCCAGAAGTTGAATCGAGGCAATTCGTGAATCTTGTCCCACATGTCGTACCCTTCACGCGTTTCAATATTTCTCATGACTTTCTGCCTCGGGGTTGGGGTTGAGGGCGGCGTCGATTTTTCTGCAGTCTGCCGCAGAAACGTGATCATCGACCCAGGCTTGACGAAGCATTACTAACAGCTCCGCAATGCGCTGCTCGTCGGCAGCAATCTGATCATGCAGCGAGTTGATCACCTCGACCGAAGCCTGTACGCCAGCCTCAGCCGTATCGGCGCGCAGGCGTTGGGCGTCGAAATCGGACTGAAGTTTTCTCAGTTCTGGGACTGCCGATATAAGTTCCCGCAGAGGAACTGACCAAGATTTAACGGTCTCGCCGCCGGCCCATGGCTTACCGCCGGCAATCCTGAAGTTGTTCAGGTAGCAACAGTGCAACTTGCCTTCCCACTTTACGACTTCAAGTTGGAACCTCGGATCTTCTTTCACTTCACTCATGACATGCACCATTGAATAAGTTGCGGCCAGCCGGCCATGGCTAGGCCGAGGATTGCGAAGAGGGTTTGGGGGATCATGACAACCACCAATACCCAAACGGCAGCCAGAAGGTGACGATGCAGAGCAGTCCGTACTTGATAATCATGTTGAAGCCCTCTCGGCCCTGAGCCGGGCCTGGAACGTTGAGCGGTGGAAGCCGATGTGCTGCTCCACGTCGTACCAAGTAGAGCCGTGAGCGCGCATATCCAGCGCCATGGATAGGTAATGCTCAGTACATTGCCGTGGCTTGCCCTTGTTCCCGAGAACGATCCCGGCCGCATTCAGGTAGTACACGACCGTCGCATAGGGTCTTCCGATAGCCTCTGCGATGACGGAGGCCTTGTTGCCGAGCGCATGCAGGCTGAAAATTTGCCCTACCTCATCTCGAGACAGTTTCGTTTTCATGATTCCTCCGCGCATGTTCCTGCTGCCGGGCCTTGCTGCACTTGTCGCTTCGGCACTGGTTTCTCGGCTTCTGGCAATAGGTGCAGAAAAACCCCAGCTCCAAATAGCCGGCGTTGAGCTTTCCTTTGGATGACATGAGACCTCCAGTCATTTCTTCGGATAGGTTTTGGTGAGGGAGCCATTGACGCTATATCCGCGCTTTAGCATGACGTTGGCCAGCTTCTCGCGGTCTTTCTCGCTGTGGCTGGCCTGACTGAGCAGACCGAAGTAACTGTTGGCGGTTTCGCGCAGATCCTCGGCGGGTGCCGCAGCGGTCCGTTTCAGTGCCTGGGCTAGTGATCGCTTCCGCGTGGTCCGCCGCCAGGGCTTGATGACGTGTCCAACGAAGTCGACGCCTCGGTCCACCGGTTGAAGGATGGTCTTCGTCGGATTCAGCTTGGCGCCGAGGGTCGACAGGAACAATTCAACCTCGGCCTTCCAGGCGTTCAACTGTTGTGGCGAATCATGCAGGAACACGAAGTCGTCGACGTAGCGGACGTAATGCTTGGCGCCGAGCCGGTGCTTGGCAAACTGATCCAGCGCGTCGAGGTAGACGTTGGCGAAGAACTGCGAGGAAAGGTTGCCGATCGGCAGGCCTAGGTGCGCCGGTTGCGCTGTCAGGCGCTTGTGCTGCGGCACCCGGTTGAACAGATGGGCGGGGCTGCGCAACACGTAATCTTCGCGCGGGTCGTGCATCAGGATCGTTTCGGCCAGCGCCAGCCACCAAGGCTCGGTGATCTTCTTGGCCAGCTGCTGGCGCAGCACCTGCTTATCGATCGCGACGAAGAAGTTGGCGAGATCGCACTTGAGGTAGAAGATCGGCTTCGCCCAGTTTTGGCTGGCGCTGCGGATCTTCGATTCAAGGCGTTTCGCGGCGTACAACGTGCCGCGCCCTGGGATACACGCGCAACTGTCCGCTATGAAGCTGGCGTAGAAGCGCGGTGCCACATGGTTGTACATAAGGTGGTGGACGACGCGATCCCGGAACGCTGCTGCCCAAACCTCGCGGGCTTTCGGTCGGGTGACCACGAAGCAGATGGAGCGGCCTGGCCGGTAGGTGCCGGCGATCAGGTCGTCGTGGAGCTCCAGCAAGTTGATCTCCATATCCTTCTCGAAGTGCCGGGCGCTCGCGGTGTTCCGCTTGTTCCGGCGGCAGTCGTAATACGCTTGGACGAGATCTTCGAACTGGAAGGGTGCAACACTTAAATCTGCGGACCGGGCGCGCGACGCGCTCGTTGTTCTTGTCGTTGTTGTTGAGCCAGCCATCTTCAAAGTCCATGTTGTAGGCGTTGTTGGCGGAGAACTGCGACCTATCGAGCTATCTACATCGCCTTGCCGAAGGCGGAACCGATCAGCAAGGAAACTGCACAAGACCTACGCGGACGCTTTAGACCGGCGGTATCTTTTGTGTGCATGGCGGTGACCAAGAGGTCAGCGGCTCGACCAGATTTTGCGCACAGACGCGAGAGCCTTGGCCCTCACGCAGCGGGCGCGGTTGCGGACTTCTTCCAGGCATTTGCCTGTCGACCTACAGATGCCGTTAACTTCATTGCTTTGGCGTGCTGCCCTTTGCTGATCAGCGCTTTATTGGTAAGCGCTCGCAGCAAGTAATTCAGCATCCAAATGCTTTCCAGTAGGAGGTTCAGGTGGGGCAGCTTGTCTCGCGACATGTTGGTCCGACCAATCAGCACCAGAACCTGCAGACACTCGTCTCGAATCTTCGCTCCTACGACCTGTTTAAGGTCGCGAGGGATGTTGCGCACCAGGTCGAGCGACATGCCAAGCAGTTCTTCTGCAACCTTGTGGATCTCCAGATCTATGTGAAGGGCCATCCTGGCCTCCTTGAAAAGCGAGGGCGCTATCGCGCCCATGAATGAAGGATTGAAGGATCAAATAAATCGTCTGCGGACCGGGCGCGCGACGCGCTCGCTGAGCTTGCCGTTGTCGTAGAGCCAGCCATCTCCAAAGCCCATGCCGTAGGCGTGGTAGGCGGAGAACTGCGAGCTGGTCCAGTGGTAGCGCTTGCTGAAGACATTCTTGTCGCCCAGCGTGATCTCCAGAAACGAAGCCTCGCGACGGGACATCAGATGAAAGTCCTTGTGACCCTCGCGCTCGAAGGCGGCACAGAACTGTGCTGCGGGGTAGGAGTCATCTGCACCGATCAGATCGTCCGTGTTTGCTCGGCCATCCCAAGCACTCTTCGCACCGTTGAGTTCGTTGCCGTAACCACCCCATTCGAACTCTCCCTCAGCATCGGCGCCGGTTGGGACGATCAGGTAGTAGGGCTTGCCGTCGCCCGGGAACAGGCCACCGTTAACGCCACCTTCGCCCGGCCAAACCTCGCCAACGGCTGGGACGCCGATCAGACTTGCGACTGGCTTTGCCGCGGCGACCATCCCGGAGAGAACTTGCAGAGCCAACTCCGGGTTCGGCGTGGAGAGCGTGGTGGTTCCATCACTTACGTTAATCAGTTGCATGGGATGCTCCTGTGAGCGAATTGGGCGCAGGCCGCCGGCGCTACCCGGCAAGCTTCTGGTCTGAGCGTCGTCCTGACGCTCCCGGGAATCGCCTGCATAAAAGAAATGAAGGAATGAATTACTGAATAGGAAGGCTGCGGACCGGGCGCGCGACGCGCTCGGTGCCCTTGTCGCTGAGGAGGAGCCAGCCATCTACAAAGGCCATGAAGTAGGCGTAGTAGGCGGAGAACTGCGAACTCAGCCAGTGCCAACGATCCTCGCGCAGGGTGACCAGGCCTTCGGCCTTCGCTGCCATCAGCAGAGCGCCTTCGAGGTAGGACGGGATGTGCGCATCCAGCTGCAGCGCTTTCACCGCGATATCGCTGCCGGCTTCAGCCATGGCGCGAGTGTTGGCGGCGCCGTCGCTAAGGCTTTGGGCGCCGGCAACGTCATCGCCGTACTTGCCCCAGGTGCCAATCAGCTCGTTGTCGAGCAGGACGAGTGCGCGCTCTTCGCCGTTCAACCAGTAGCGAGTGACGAAGGTGCCACCTGCGAGAGGTTGACCGCGTTCTGGCAGGTCGGCGGCGGATACGGATTGCTGTGCATGTTGAGTCATGGTTTTCTCCGGGTATGCGCCGCCCTCCGAAACCGGATGCAGCATGAAAGGTTGGGTTATTGCTTCGGTACTTTCTGGAAGAAAGCAGGGCGAGGGCCGCCGCGTTTTGCCTTGGGATAGTCGATTTGGAACTTTTCGAGGATGCGAATGAATGCTGGGAAAGTGATGCCTGCCTTTTCTCGTGCCTGGTTGCGTGTCAGGCCAAGTTCTTTGAATGCCTTGATGCGCTCTGCGTCCTTGGCGTCCTTGGCTTCGTCTACTTCGTGCGGCCTTAGATTTTGGTGGCCAATATACGTGGCAACCTGAAAGCTAAATCCGCCTTCTTTGGCGATAGTCATGAGCAGCTTTCTTGATTTGCCTGTGGCCCTCATCGCCTGCGTGTAGTTCATGGTCAGCGCGAGTTCGCGTGCCTGCTCTGTCAGCTCGTTGCGTTCCTTTAGGCGTTCAGCGACGCGCTCGTCTCGTTCGATCTGGCGCTTGGTCTTCTGTCGCGCGGCGGCAGCGGTCAATGGTTTTGGTGGTTTTGGCGGCTCAGTCTTTTTAACAAAAACTGGCTTTGGTGGCGGCTCATGCCGTTCAGGCGCCGGTTTGAAGCTCGGCCCGGACAGAACCTCAATAGTCCCTCCTTTTTCAAGCCAGTCCGCCTGTAGCAGGGCCAGCTCATGACGTTTCGGATCTAGCTCCTTGACCATGTTGATGTCGCTGCTGATGTAGGCGTTCATGCTGCTTTACTCCGCAGTTTGGCCTCGTAGTCATCGACCAGCAGCTTGAATTGCCACAGGTCTTCCTCAAGCTTTTCGATGTAGTCGTCATCGCGCTTGAACTCTTTCCACCAAAGCTGGCGGCCGACAACTTCCAGCGCCGGGCAGTACATACCGACGTGCCAGAACTTGCGGTCAGTGATCCACATACATCCCTGCACCTGATCCATGATCGCGCCGGCGTCATTGTCGATATGGAATGCACGCAGCTTGTCAGGGGCGATGAAACACTTGTACTCGCTGCCGCCATCGTCACCGATGAGGCCGTCTGCGCTTGCACCAAAAAATCCATCATCAGTGGTGACGAACCCGGCACGCTGAACCATGAGCCCGGTTTGCATTTCATGCTCCATGCGGGCTATTGGCTCCAGTTCGTGCCCTCTACGCATTTGCCAGGTTTCGAACCCGTTATCCAGTGGTGACCCGCTGATGCGCTCTACCGCCAGATTGAATGCGTAGTTCATGGCAGCCTCTGAAGGCTGCCCAACCGGCTTTCCGGCCAATGCCAAGCGCACAGATTCGGCCTTCGGGGGCGCCTTGTACCCAGCCTCGGCTATGGCTTCTTTTTCGGTCATACCGGCCTGAATGGCAGCAACGAACATCTGCTGTTTCTCGTCCAAGCCTCCTACTTTGGCCCGGGCAACGCCGAACATGCTGGCGGTGATGCAGCCGGCGCGCGCTTGATGCCATGCCGGGCTGCCTTGTTCGCACTCGATGAGGATCATGTCTAGCCCTCCAGTTCAGCTTTCCGCTTGGTTACTGCGTTGCGAAGCTCGTCGGCGCCTACAGAATCCCGCGCAGCTCGAAGAACCTTGAGGCCTGACTGCCATGCTTCTTGGAGCGCGGCCTGATCAGATGCAGCCGCAACCTTTGCGGTAAGGTCGGCGATGATTGCGTTGCGGAAGTCATCGCCGGAAGCGCGGTTACCGTCGTCGTCTTCTTCGCCGATCGCGACGTTGAAGATCATTTTCAGCAAGTAGCGCATACCGTAGGAGGTGCCAGAGCCGAAGGCGTGGGTCTTGGTCATGACGTCACCGCCTTTGGCGCCCTTGCCGTCAGAAGGGACATGCGCCCTGTATTCGCGAGTGTGGCCGCCGCCGTGACTGACGAAGCACACCATGCCTACCATACCTTCCGGTGCTGGCTCGGTGCCGAAGGACAGGGAAAACCCTTCCTTCGTGTACTTTTGCCGCAATGCGCTGTCGAGCTTCCCGTAGGTCGCGTACTGGCTGCGCGTCTGACTGTTGGTAGCATCAGCGGCGATTCGCCCCATCTCGCTCTGTACACGCGACAGTGCGGCGTTGAAATCGGTTTCTGCCGTCTTGGCCTGCATGCGTTCATGCATCGCCATCAAGCGCTCCATCTTTTCGATGTCGCACTGCGGGTCGGCGGCGGCGCGCTGAATAACGCTAAGGATGGTTGCGGCTTCGTTGACTGGCACAGGCGCTTGATCGCGCTCAATTGTCGCTACAGTAGACATGACAGTTCTCCCCGCCATGCAGGCGGCGTGTGAGTTCGAGTTATTGAATGGGGGTATCAGGTCACACCCGGTCTGGCGCAATCCGCAAACCTATTGGCGTAGGCCTGAAAACGAGATACCTGATCCTAGGCGCCCTGATTGGCGGTGATGATCATCGCGCTCTTACCGCCTTGCGCGTCCGGGCTATCCAGTGACGGCCCTCCCGGCGAGGGGTGAATTAGAACCCGCAGTAGATGCTGGCAATCATGAGTAGGCTGAAACTGGTGATGGCCAAGAATGACCCGCGGATGATGTAGATGCGCTTGGCTTGCTGATAGCCGCTCATTTCCCCGCCGCCATAACAGGAAGTCCGCGAGGCTCGCCGTTCTCCTTAAAAAGTCCGTACTGCAGCATGTAGACCAGAATGCCGAAGGATAGGAGCCAGAAGAATGGCTTCATGGGTTGCCTCCCCAGTATTTGATCGGGATGAAGGTGTAGTTCATCTCGTCATGCGCAACGACACGCCAGTATTCGAGGTCGATACGGTTGAGCAGTTCTTGAAATGTGTAGTGGCGGGTGGCGTGGATTTTCATGTCTTCACCTCGTACGCCACAGTCCACTCACCGCACAGGCAAGCCCGTCGCGACCATGCGTGAACGTTTTCAATGCCGGCGTCGTAGGCAAGTGACAGTGCGCCGAGCCAAGATTTATGCGTGAAAGCAAGAGTCATGCTGTTCATGGCGATTACCCTCGCGATTACGCACAGCAATCCGCCGGACGCGCTCGCAGTAGTGTTTGAATTCGTCTGAGTTGATGACGTGAACCGAGAAATAACTGACGATCATCGTCTCGGCCTTGGCTTCGGCGATGTCGCCTTGCCCTGGAAGTAGCATCGTTCGGATGGCCGACTCGATAGCCTGAATGGCGATGGCGTGGTTGTTCACAATTCACCGTCCTCTGACTGAGCAATCAGCGCATCGTCTACGAGTGGCTGTAGCAGCTTCTCAGCGATTTCGCCGAGCATGCCGAGCGAGTGGTCGCTGTTGCCGAGCAGCTCATCAGCAGACACCTTGTCGGCGCATCCGCGCTTGGTTTCGATCAGCATGTAGCCGAGCGATGGGGTGGGGACTTGCAAATCAGCAAGCCGGTTATTCACATGCTCATCAACCGCCAGTGCGAAGTCGCGGAAGCGCACGCCTTGCTGCGGGTTCATGCGGCGCTGAAACATGACGTCGCAGCCGCGGATCAACCGCTCAGCCGCGTCATACAGCCACTCAGCCCGTGCCAACTCTTCCGGCGTCTCACTGACCGCTGGAGGCAACTTCGCGTCGTGTGCGGCCTGACAGATATCAAATCGTGCGTTCATAGCTGCTTCCTCGCTGTCTGCGCTCGGTAGCGGCGCATAAAGCCGTTAGTGAGGCGCTTGATTATTCTTGGATATCGGTCGGGATGGTGGAGGCGGCAGGGCAGCTCTTCGCGCCCCCACATCTCGTGATCGCAGTAATCGCATTCGCAGTGCTTGTTCAGGAGTGCGCGGGCTTCAGCCTTACACGCGGCCCGCAGGGTGAACCATCGGCGCCCGCCGCCACGAAAGACGGCAGCGCTCTCAGTCGTGACGTTCATGTCGCCTCCCGAGTGGCGGTGGTTATCAGTCGTCACATGCGCCGTCGCAAAACGCGTAATCGACAACTTTGATTACGGGCTTGTCTGTGTATGCCCAAGAAGAAACATTTCTCCAGTCAACACGATCTGCGCGCTGGACGATCTCTTGTCCGCCACCCTTGGCGTGAACTATTGAGTCTTTATTTACCCCGGCAGGCCGGCGAGATCCGTTCCGGGTGTGCAATTGAAATTCGCTCATCTCAATCTCCAATCAGGCGATATACCCGCCCGGCATAGTGACGACGACCTTTTTCGCAACAGGATCGTGCATACGACCCTTGGCGCAGTCGTGGACGTCGGGACGGGGCTTGCGGGGCAGGGGTGGGGTTGTGCGTTTCATGGCTGCACCTGCTGAACTGCTTCGCGGAATCGGGATGGCGCCCAATCGCAAGACTCGTCCTCTGCGATATGCCCGAACATTGCTATGCAGCGCTTGGCGTACACACAGTCGCCGCAGGTCTTACCGTCTGGCAGGTTCATCTTGTCGGCGTTATTCGCCGTACGCGGGTATGGCTTTCGTTGTTCGCTCATCACACTCACCTCCGATCGCCCAATAAAAAGCCCGGCACAAGTCCGGGCTTTGTCACTCACGCAGACCTCCCTACGTGAGAGTGTTACGACCGGGCCAATGTGTGGTCGGGTCGCTGGCTGTCTGTTACATGGCTGCAAATCCTCCGCTTGGCCGTACAGGTTCGTGCGCCGTCCAATCGGGCGCTTGCAGCTGTACCTGCATGGGGGTGTGATCTGCGCGGAAGGCAAGCCCCGCTTTGCGCCTCTGAGTGCGCCCCCTCAAGCCACGCTCCGGTGATTTCTCACTGCCTGGTCGTGGTCTCGCGTTCCTCCCGAGGTTGCGAACCCTCGCTTTTCGGCTAGCTACCAGCGCCTTAATGTCTGCTGGCGGTTCAGATCACACTCCGATGCACCCTCTCTAAACGAGTTTTCCCAGAGAGATATCGGGCCGATTTACGTCAGGCGGACGCGCGACGAAGATCAAAAGCAATAAATGAATTACTGAATAGGCAATCTGCGGACCGGGCGCGCGACGCGCTCGGTGCCCTTGACGGTGTCGCTGAGCCAGCCATCTTCAAAGCCCAAGTAGTAGGCGGTGTTGGCGGAGAACTGCGAACTCGACCAAACCCAGCCAGTCAGCCTACCGTTGAGGTTCAGCCATATCTCATAAAGCTCGGCAGCGGCGGGAAGGTAGAAGTCGGCATGACCTTCTGCCTTGTGCTCGTAGGCGGCAACTGCTGCTGGGTATTCACCATCGGAATCAACCAATGCGGCGGTGTTGGCCATCCCATCGATCAGGCTGCTGGCTGGCGACAGGTCGCCGTACGGACCCCACTCGAAACTGCCCAACTCATCACCAAGGATCAGGTGGTAACTCGACTCTGTACCGCGTGCAGGCATTACGCCTGCGTAAATTCCGCCTTGGCCTGGCCAAACATCACCAATGGCAGGTGGCTGAATACTCTGCGCTGTGTTCATGTTGATTTCCTGTCGGGTTGTTGTGGCTTTCGAATGCCTCCCGGGGTTTGAGAGGCATTTGTAAAGCCAGATGGCGATCCGGAAACAGCCAGATGCCATCTGATATCCGGTCGCTCTCTACTGGAGGCGCGACTGGGTGTTGCGTTAACAGTGAGGTGATGCAGGTGGCCGCGTTGCGCGGTGTGTACTCTTCCGCATCCCACTGCGCACTCTGTGAATGCGCAGGAGGTTGGTTCAGGATTGGTTCCCGGCGCGGAGGATGTCGCTCATGCATACAGTTGCCGTGCCGCGCATGCTGATCACTTCGCGCTCTCGCCTCAGGCGCTCAGCCTTTGCCAGATATTCGAAGGTGGGGTGGAAGTAGCACTCAGGCTTGTGGCCGTCTTTCTTCATGTGGCCTAGATCACCACTGCGTACTGCTGCGTTGAGGGCCTTTCGAAGGCTGGCCGGGAGGCTGTTCACCACCATCCTGAAGCGCTCATTGCGAACCATCTGCACGTTCGCTTGATCTGCGGTCAGTTCGCCTTTCTGCATCAAGTCTTGCAGGTGCTCGATGTCGTTCTGCCGTGCCATCTGCGTATCTCCCGTTGGATTTCCAATGCCGCCTCATAGAAGCGGCATCAGTAAATCTGTGGCGCTGTGACCCGCTACTGGCGCAGTCACAGGCTTGATTCTCAAATTGTTTTTCCAGCCGCGACCCTGTCCGCCAGAAAACTGCTTTCGGTGCTTTACGCTGCACACCCGGGTCAGTTGCCAACCCTCTGAACCGTTGAGGCCGGTTCATCGCTGCCTTGTTGCGGCGGGTCTTGTCAGGCCCTGTGAACTCTGTATTAGCCGTTCATGGCTATAAAAGTATGCGTATACGAATAACTCGTCAAGCCGTATTCGACTATTTTCCAAAAAATAATTCGTAACCGGCTTTTGATGGGCGACAAAAAGCCCGCGCTAGGCGGGCTTCGTTGACCTTCGATTCTACCTGCGTCTCATCCATGAGCCTGTAACCACTCCGCAAATCTTCGTTCCTTCCGGCATCTGTATGTAGCGATCCGGGAAATCCGGGTTGATCGCCATCAGGTATGCACCGTCCTCGGTGATCTGCAAGCGTTTGAACGTTGTCTTGCGGTCAGGCTCTGGCGTTCGTATCACTACGTCGCTGTTGTGCCTGGCCTCTACCTCCGGATCCACCAGAATGATTTCGCCGTCCCTGTACTCCGGCCACATGCTCAGTCCCTTGATCTGCAAACAGAACGAACTGGAGCTGTGCGAGTAGGGGCATTGCAACCATTCCTCGGCATCGTTTCTTTCAAGCAGGTCAAAACTCTCGTCTAGCATCCCGGCTGCTACCCATGAAATCAAAGGTACTGGATTGTGAAGGCCATGCCCGGAACTGACATTTGAACCCTCTCCTTTAAGGCGATCGATTAGGCCTGCATCCAGCAGATCCTGTGCCTCGAGCTTAAATGCCTTGGACAGACTATGAACCGTACTTATGCCAGGGTCAGATTCTTCGCGCAGTGTTCGACCAATGGTCGGCTGCCCGATACCTGACTTGGCCGCCAGCTTCTGCTGCGTATCCAGGTTGGCGTCACTCGCCATCAGGTACTTCAGGTTGTTGGCCAGTATTTGGCGTATCGAGTGCATTGCCTGTTCCCTAATCCATATGCGGCTAATGATTGCATCAATCAATAGTCGTTTGCGGCTTGACCTCATTATTCGTAAACGGCTAGAGTATGCGTTAACGACTCATAAAAGGTTTCCACCATGTCCGTAGCCAATTATCAGAACGACTTGCTCGGCTTCATCAAGGACGAGCTTCTCAGCCGCCGTGGTGAATGGCGGGAAATCAGCGAGGCCGCACAGGTCCCGTATTTCACGATGAGCAAAATTTCCAACGGGGCCACCAAGGATCCCCGCATCAGCTCCGTTCAGGCGCTGACCAACTACTTCCTGCAGCACCCAAAAGCCGCATAACCGATTTCATTTCTGAAGCCAGGAGCACCACCGATATGTACGACAACAACCGTCACCTGAAGGATCGGGAAATCAAGTCTCGCTATGACGACGAGACCTACGAAGCGCTGAAAGCAGTAGCGCGCCTACACAAGCTTCAGCTCGCCGTCTTCGTGCGCATGTGCGTCGAGGAAAAGCTGGAGAGCATCGTTGAACAGGATGTTACCGCTCAACGCAACATGGGCTGAAGTCCCTAAAGGAGCACTCCGTGCCTGAAAACATGATCTGCCACGGAATCGATGGGCAGCTCTACGAAAAGCTTAAGCGACTGGCAAAACGAGAAGGGATCACGCCAGAGGAATACGCCGCACGCTTGGGCAGAGAAGCGCTGATCGAGAAGACCAGGCCAAAAGGAGCGAAAAAACTTCGACTCCTACCAGTAACGAAGCGAGACCCAAAGCGGGACTCAAAAGGGCCTGAAAAGGCAAGGGGAGGGACTGATGAAGACCTCGAATAGCTGGACCACTAAATCGCAGGCGAAAAAAAACCAGGTTCGCGGCCTGGTTTCCCTCTTTGCATTTGAAGCAACTCTGTGAGGTCGATTATGAACCATCAGCCAGTGTTCATCAATACCCCGAGTCATATGCCATTGATCCAGCCAGTTGCTGGTCCATGGCCCGTCTACACGACGTTCAAGACTTTACCAGAGCAAGACCGCTGGTACATGTACGAAACCGCCAAGGCGCACCGCAGGCTCCTCGAGCAGAGCGGGTTCGAGATGTCGGAAAGCTACGACGAATTCATCAAACGCGTCACCGATGAACTGGAAATTTGACCATGCATTATTTCAAAAGAAACATCGGTGACTACCACAAGAAGGCTGGCCGGCTTTCCATGACTGAGCACGGCGCGTACACGCTTCTGCTCGACGCGTGCTACGACCGTGAGTGCTTCCCAACTCTCGAAGAAGCGATCGACTGGTGCTGGGCACGATCTGATGAAGAAGTGACTGCGGTTACCTTCGTCCTGAGCAAGTTCTTTGATCTTGTTGATGGTCGTTACGTCCAGGCGCGCATTCAGGATGAAATCAACGCTTATCATTCTATCGCACTGAAAAATAAGGAGATCGCAGAAAAACGCGAAGCAGACAAGCGCACAAAGCGTGATCTAAATAGCACGAACCGTGCACCTGTCGTACACGAATCGGCACCTAACCAAGAACCAAGAACCACTAACCAAGAACCAGAAGATCAAGATCAAAAGATTTGCGCCGCTGCCGCAGCGCCGGATCATATCGAAGACCCCAAGGTCACCCCTTATCCTGATCAACCCAAGGGCAGCAAGGGCAGCCGCTTATCCAAGGACTGGACGCTTCCTGAAGCATGGCGCGCTTGGGCGGTTGATGCCAGACCTGAACTTGGCGCTGCGGGCATTGATCTCGAAGCCGACAAGTTCCGCGATCACTGGCACTCCGCGACCGGCGCCAAGGCTACCAAGGCTGATTGGCTTGCCACTTGGCGCAACTGGGTCCGCAACGCGCACGCACCTCGCAACGTCCATGCGTTCCCGGTGAAATCTGCCTTCACCAACCTGCCGCAAGTAAACGCCGCAGAGATCCGCGCTCGCACCGCCGAGAACGAACGTCTGGGGGTGCGCCGTGCGAACTTCTAAATTCGGCCTTGAGCCGCGGGTGAAGACTCGCAACGACCACTGCGAAGCGCATGGTCAATATGAGCGCCGGCTCGTCGAAGCATTCGATGGTGCCAGCAAGGTGATTGGCTGCCCGAACTGCTACTGGGAGAGCATCCACACCTCTGACGAACAATCTCAAGACCACGTCGACGCGGTGGCTCTGAAGCGGTGGGAAGCCACCAACGCCTCGCTGTTCGCTACCGGGATCGCGCAACGCTTCCGCGCCTGCTCGCTGGACAACTACCGGACCGAAATCGACGGTCAGGCTGTAGCGCTCGATTTGTGCCGTGCCTACGTGAATCAGTTCGAAGAGAACTTTGCCGCTGGTCGGTGCCTGCTGATGCTCGGCAACTTCGGCAACGGCAAGACTCACCTTGGTTGTTCGATCTTGAAGGCGGTGGTTACGCAATACGGCGCGCATGGGCTGTATGCACCTGCGCCGGACATCATCAGCGCAATCAAGGCGACGTTCAACAAGGGATCTGCGGATACCGAACAGGAAATCATGGCCGAGCTTTCGAGTGTCGACCTGCTGCTGATCGACGAACTTGGCGCCCAGGGTGGTACTGAGTTTGAGCGCAACTCGCTGCACACGATCATCGACATGCGCTATCGCAAGATGTTACCGACGATCATCACCTCGAACCTGCCATCCGCCGAGCTCTCAACCTACATCGGCGACCGGGCGCTTGATCGCCTGCGTGAGAACGGCGGTCACGCCATTGTCTTCGACTGGGAATCCAGCCGCGGGGGCGACCAATGAGCCGCGAACTTTTCAGCGTAGAAGCTGAGCACGGCGTGCTCGGCGCGCTCATGTTGGACGCCTCTCTGTTTGAGGACATCACCAGCAAGGTTCAAGCGTCGGACTTCTACTTCCAAGACAACGCAGCGCTTTATCAGGCAATCATCGATTGTCAGGCGAGCGGAGATCCGATCGACGCCGTCACCGTGGGGCTTTCGCGCCCAGCATTGCCAAGCGGTGAAAACACGCTGGCATTCGCCGCGGAGATCGCCAAGAACGTGCCGAGCTCGGCCAACTGGAAGACATACGCCCGCCACGTCATGGAGCGCGCCGTATTGCGTCGCCTCGTGGATGCCGCAGCCGCGGTCACTGACATGGCATTTGAAGATGCGCCATTGTCGGACGTGATCGCCAGCGCACAGCAGGCAATGGCGGATCTCCGTGATTTGGACGATGGCGAATCGGACTACAAACGCCTGGACGAGATCATCGGGAAGAACATCGACGTGCTGGACGACAAGTTCAATCGCCGGGTTCCCGCGGGCATTCAGACCGGGCTCGCCGATCTCGACAAGATGATCAAGGTGCTGAAGCGCAAGACCGTGACGGTGATCGGCGGACTTCCTGGCAGCGGGAAAACCACACTGGGAATGCAGATCTGCCAGCGCGTAGCGCTGAATGATATCGGCACTGCATTGGTGTTCAGCCTCGAAATGCCAGAGGAAGAGCTGGGCAACCGTATGCTCGCCTCGGTCGGGTCTATCGACTTTGGCCGGATCGATATCGGCACGACGATGGAAGACGAGGACTGGCCGAAGCTTACGTCTGCCGTAAACAAAATACAGGGTAGGCCGCTGTTCGTCAGTGACGCGGCGGGCCAGACCCTTTCAAAGATTCGCAGCACCGCGCGCATCGTGCAGAAGAAGCACGGCCTAGCAATCCTAGCCATCGACTACATCGGCCTGATCAAGTCGGAAGAGCGCGCACAGAACCGCACCGCCGAGCTTTCGAAGATATCTACCGGGATCGTCAATCTGGCAAAGGAACTCAACGTTCCCATCGTCCTGCTGGCCCAGCTCAATCGTGAATCCACCAAGCGCCCAGGCAAGAAGCCGATCGCCAGCGACTTGAAGGACTGCGGCCAGATCGAAGCGGACGCCCACATGATCCTTCTCGTTCACCGCGACGGTGAAACAGAGGAAGGCCAGAACGGCGTCACCGAAATCATCATGCCCAAATGCCGACATGCGCAGGTCAATAGCTGCCTCGTACAGCAACAGGGGAAATTCTTGCGATTCGTCAACTTTGCCGGGGCCAGAGAAATCAGCCAGGAAGAAGTCGAGATGGGCCGCGGCTTTGGGATCAAGAAAGGGGAGAAATTCTGATGGCCGATGACATCGACATCGCGCAAGAGCGCATAGAGGCCGACATTGCCCACCGCATTGCATCGCGCACCGTTTACACCGGCATCAGCGCCAAAGAGTGCGACGAGTGCGGAGAAGACATTCCCGAGGATCGCCGCGCTGCTGTGAAGGGCGTGAAGGTTTGCGCGCCTTGTGGGGCTTTGGTTGAGCTGCGGGCGAAGGGGGTGAGACGCGCATGAATACCATGAAGTTTTGCATCGTCGTAGTCGGCGCACTGCTGTTGTGCGGGCCATGCCTTCCTGGCACATGGTTCGGCCGCCCAGCCTACTACCGTGTCGCCAGCACATTCGCGGGGTGGGGGAAATGAGCGTACGCCGAGAAAACATCGAAGAGCAGGCAATACGCCTTCGCAGTTACGTAAGCGAAGCCGTGCGTTCCGCAACGGGCGCGACCCTGCCCATGACTCAAACGCTCGACCAGATGGTGCGGTCTGCGGCCAAAGCAGGCGTGTTGCTGAGCATCTCTACTGACCACCAGTCGCATGCGATCGAGATGCTTTCAAATCAACTGAGGTTAATTGAACTATCGGTCATTGCGGAGCGAGATCAGCTCAAGTCAGAGAACGAGGCGCTGCGCAAGGACGCAGACAAATGGAAGATCGTCCTGCACTGCATGGATCAGCTCCAAGCAGATGAGCGCAACGGCTCTATCTGGTCTGTCTGCTCGCGACTGCTGATCAGTACGGCGCACAAGTTGAACTCTGCGATCAGCACTGTGCTTGAAGAGGGCGTGACGATTGGCGCAGAGGAGGTCGGCGACTGGCGTGTCACGGTTGAGCGCGTCAAGGAGGCCAGCCATGAGTAACGTCATCGTCAAGCCTCGCCACTTCTGGTCTGCCGGCGCCAGTCGAATCCGCGATGTGTTCAAGCTGGCCTTCCAGTTCGCCGCTGAGCTGTCCGTCTCCAGCGCAGTAGAGATCATCGTCCGCCCGGTGAAGTCCCGCCGCACCCTGGAGCAGAACGCCAAGCTCTGGGCAATGCTGGGCGACATCTCCCGCCAAGTCGATTGGCCGGTCAACGGTGTCATGCAGAAGCTCGACAGCGAGGACTGGAAAGCCCTGATGACCGCAGCGGCCCGGCAAGAGATCCGTATGGCTCAGGGCATCAACGGGGGCGTGGTCATGCTGGGCGAAAGCACCAAACGCATGACCGTTGCCGAGCTTGGCGACGTGATCGAGTGCATGTACGCCTTCGGCGCCGAGAAAGGCGTGGTCTGGAGCGAGCCAAAAGGGCAGATGCCAGAGACTTGGGAGGCGGCAGCATGAACCAGTTCAAGCCGGGCGATCTCGCGCTTACCATCGTTGACGACCCTGAGATCCCAGCCTACAGCGTCGTCACGCTCTACTCTGCCATCAAGAAGGGCGAGGACTGCCTGACATGGGACGACAAGCCCTCAGTGGCAAAGGAGGATGGCTGGTTCGTCATCCATCCGAATGCTGCCGACGAACGTCTCTATGCCGAACGAGAGTTGATGCCGCTCAAAGGGGAATTTCAGCCCGAGCAGCAGAAGTCGCTGGAGGTGGTCGAGTGAGCCTTATCAGTTGCTTTACCGATGATGAGTTGCTTGAGGAGCTGGTTCGTAGACGCAACAGCAACAAAAGCAATAGGCAGCCTGCCAGATGGTGTGAGGAGTGCCTGAATTTCCGCCCATGGAGTGAAAAAAGCGAAGTTCCTACTGAATACAACCCGTGTTCCAAGAAGCATCAGATGGACTTTCATACTCCAACCGCATGGCAATCGCCGGAATGCTTCGGCCATTACCGAACCATTTGCACAGACCGACAGGAGTGCCCGCAGTGAGCCTCCCGTCGAAACCCCGCAAACCCAAGAAGTGCCAGAACCCGGCCTGCTGCGAGTCATTCGTTCCATTTCGCACTGGTCAGAACGTATGCAGTCCTCGCTGTGGTCTGGCGATGAAGGCTGTGAATCAGGAGAAGGCGCGTAAGGCACTGTCGCAGCTCGACCGCGCCGAAATCAAAGTTCGCAAAGAGGCCCTGAAAATTCGCGGCGACTACATGCGTGAAGCGCAAAAAGCGTTCAACGAATTCATCCGGGTTCGTGACCAGCTCGCCGGGCATGCCTGCATCTCCAGTGGTCGGCCATTGGACTGGGCCGGTAACGCGGTTGACGCCGGCCATTACCGTTCCGTGGGCGCCGCACCGCACCTGCGCTTTGACGAGCGCAACTGTCACGCCCAGAGCAAGCAGGACAACCGCTACCTGTCTGGTAACGCAATCGACTACCGCATCGGCCTGATCAAGCGCATCGGCCTGCTTGCAGTGGAAGAACTTGAGGCCGATCAGTCGGTGCGCAAGTACACCATCGAAGACCTCAAGGCCATCACCGCCGAATACCGCGCCAAGACCCGCGAACTCAGGAGAGCAGCCGCATGAATCTCGTCCACTTCTACTTCGGATTTCTGTTGGTACTCGGGGGCGGCCTGCTCGAACTCAGCCGCTATTTGTGGCGCAAGGACAAGGCTCTGCGGGGTGTGAAATGAATATGCGCGAAGAGTTTGAGTTGGCATATGTCGAGGGCTTGGTGCGGCGATGCGGCGAAGGCTTCCGGTCGACGGCATTGTGTTCGCTTACTGAAAAGCGCCCAGACGGCGAGTACCGAGATTATACGGACTTCATTGCATGGTGGGCTTGGCAAGCCTCCCGCGAATCGCTGGTGATTGAGTTGCCAAGGGCAAAAAACATCTTGCCGCATGATGCCGATCGAGAGTCGGCGTGGGACGTTTGCAAGGATGCATGCATTGACGCAATCGAAGCCGCCGGCCTGAAGGTGAAGCTATGAACTGGCTCCCGATCACCTGCACCGTCTGCACGCTCATCTGCCTTGCCTGGTTCTTTCTCGAAGGCCACGTCATCAATTTCGTGAGGTCACGGAAAAGATCAGACGTAGTCAACTTCGATCTGGACCGGATGAAAGAGTCCCTGAAAGGTCCGTTCTACGAGTTGCCACACGGGCTCACGAAAGAAGAGCTACGAGCACACCTGATCGCCCACGCCAGAAGCATCGAGGAGCGTCAGCCATGAACTGGACACCAATAGGCGAAAGCAAGCGCTGCATTTCGTCCGATGAGGGCTATCTGATCAGCAAGTATTCGCTGGAGGAGGGTTTTGCCTATATCGCGCGCACTCCGTCTCCAGCCTCGAAGCTTTTGACCGTCGGCACCGATCTGGACACGGCCAAGGCTGCATGCGTCACACATATTGAATCGACAAAAGGGAAGGCCGCATGAATCCGATCGACATGATTCCGTTGATGACCACCAATGTACCGGCGGCAGGCAAGTCGTGGGGTGACATCTGCCGAGAAGGTCAGGCCAATCAGGACGCATGGGTTGCTGCCTTGAGAGAACAAGGTGTAAGTGCCGCCCACCCCGATGATGGATGGGTGAATCGCACAACAAACGAAATCAATTTTGTGTATCCGCAGTTCAAAGATGACCTACAGCCTGGGTCTCTTGTCGCACTCGGCTGGCCTGACCGTCACCGCCTTGTTGAACTTACAGGACTCAAGGTTACGAAGTTCGGCAGCAACATCTGGACTTTCCGGAGTGCTCAATAATGGCCGAACGCAAAGTCACCGACGAGCAGCTTGTCGAGGCCTTCAAGACCATGAGCCTCTCTCAAGCTGCCAAGCACTTCGACATGGGTCAGCGCAGCATCGAGAAGCGCAAGGCGAACCTGATCCGCAAAGGATGGAGCCCCGAGCACGATATGACCCACATCGTCCCGGACGGGTTCAAGCTGAAGGGCACGTCGAGCCTGTACAAGGAGGGCGTCAAGGCGCCGGTACTTCAATGGGTGAAGACCTCTTCGGACGAGCAGCGTCAGCGCGAACTGATGGAGGCCGCCATTGCTGCGATGGGTGAAGACCTGCCGCGCATGGTGTTCTCCCCAGCGCCAGCAGCCTGCAATACCGACCTGCTGAACTGCTACGTAGTCACGGACTACCACCTCGGACTTTTGTCCTGGCACGAGGAAACGGGTGCCGACTACGACCTGAATATTGCCGAGCAGCAGCTTGTCGCATGGTTCGCCACGGCCATTCACATGGCACCGGATGCTGAGATTGGCGTGTTTGCACAGCTCGGCGACTACCTACACTGGGACGGCCTCGACGCCGTGACGCCAGCCAGCAAGCATCTGCTCGACGCTGACACCCGGTTCCAGAAGCTGGTGCGCGTGGCGATCCGGGTAACTCGCCGCGTCGTCGACATGCTGCTGACCAAGCATCAGCGCGTTCACGTCCTCATGGCCGAGGGTAACCACGACACCGCTAGCTCCATCTGGCTGCGCGAATGGTTCTCGGCAATCTACGAGAACGAGCCGCGCATCACTGTTGATCGTAGCCCTGACCCGTACTACTGCGTCGAGCATGGGCAGACCAGCCTGTTCTTCCACCACGGGCACAAGAAAAAGCCGGCGAGCGTATCTGACGTGTTCGTTGCCAAGTTCCGCGACGTCTTCGGCCGCACTCAGCACAGCTACGCACACCTCGGCCACCTGCACCACGTCGACCTCAAGGAAAATAACCTGATGATCGTCGAGCAGCACCGCACCCTGGCCGCGCCTGACGCCTACGCAAGCCGTGGCGGTTGGATCAGTGGCCGAGACGCCAAGGTCATCACCTACCACAAGCAGTACGGCGAGGTGGGGCGCCTGACGATCAACTCCGACATGTTGAAAGCGGGGGTAGCATGAAGACGTGTTCTACATGTGGGACTGATAAGGCCCTCACCGAATATCACAAGGCCAAAGAAAGGGCTGACGGTCTATATCCGCGCTGTCGGCAGTGCTGCTCGGAGCAGAAAAGGGCGAAGTATGCGAGCAACCCGGCGGAGGCACAGGCGAAACGTCGGGCGGACTACGAGAAGAATCGCGAGCGGACGCTGGCAGCCAATGCGGCCAGCAAGGCGCGGCACGCAGAGTCTGTTCGTCTATGCAAGAAGGCGCATTACGAGCGCGTGAAGCTTGATCCTGAGTGGCAGGCCAAGCAAAGGGCGATGCGCGGGAATACCAAAGCCGAGAAGAGTGCATACGACAAGGCTTACCGAGCAGCCCGGCCCGAGCAGAACGCTCGGAACGCAATCGCTTGGGTGATGCGCAACCCAGATAAGCGCAAGACCATCGCCAAGGCTTACAAGGCTCGGCGCCGCTGCCAAGAGGCCGGCGGAGACAGCACTGCGGCGATCCATGCCTGGGAAATGGCAGCCGTAAAGGTCTGCTACTGGTGCACGAAGCCATGCGCCGAAAAATACCACATCGATCATTACGAGCCGCTTGCCCGGGGCGGCAAGCACGTCATCGCCAATTTGGTGATTTCCTGCCCGAGTTGCAACCTGAAAAAGAACGCGAAAGACCCGTACGCCTTTGCCGCATCCTTGGGGAGATTGTTCTGATGACCTACCGCAACGTCGTATCCGCAGTTGTCCGCGCTCTCGCCGCCGAGACGATCAACTCGGCCGGGGGCAATGACTTCGAGCCGAAGGTCCAGTGCGCCAAGCAGAAGGGGGAGATCGTCGGGAAGGAAGCGGCATTCCTGCAGGATTGCTGGGTCTTCGGTCGCCTGCACAAGGGCCTTGAGCCTGCTCAGTGGCGTGCGCTGGTGGCGAAGTTCTCCACGCATACTGACCGGAAGCACGCAGCCATTGCCGAGCTGACTCGCGCGATCCGTTCGCCCGCTCCGGAACGGTTCCGTCATTGCGCCGTCGTCACCTGGGCACTGCCGAAGCTGGCGGGCGTGGAAGGCAAGCGCTCGACGAATGTGCTGCCGGCTGGTTGGTACGAGATGGACAACTGGACGGACGAGCCGCACCCGATCAAGACCCAGGAGCGGTGGCGCCGGGACATTCGCAAGAGTCTGGAGTCAGCTGTGGATGAGGCTTTGCAGGCCGCTCAAGAAATTCTCGATCATGAATGCTTAATTGGCACAGAAGCTGCTTGACATTGACTGAGCCAGTGAGCCATTATCTCCTCATCCTGTCGATCTTGCGCGTTAGGGATTGACACTGAAAGCCCGGCCACTGCGTCGGGCTTTTTCGTTTTGTAGAATCAACCAACGCCGACTGCCCGCACATGCGGGACCAATTCAAGGCCTCGCCACCGTGCGGGGCTTTTTATTTTCCTCATCCACTGCTCCCCAGCAGTTTTGACCGCTCACACCGGTCTTTTTTTATTTCCACTACATGCAACTGAGAGGTCGAGCGCATGGGAGATTTCCTTCAGCGCCTGATCAGCGGAGCCGACTGGCTACTGACCGGGCTTGTCTCGGCCATGCTTGCCAGCATCCTGCACAAGGATGACATCCCGGACAAGCTCTCTTGGGGCGTGTTCGTCGTTACCGGCGGTATGTGCTCGTTGTACTTTACTGGTCCGATCGCTCAGTTCTTCAAGATGACGGACCCATCATGGATTGCCTGTATAGGCTTCCTCCTTGGCGCCTTCGGTGGCTCGCTTTTGGCTGCTGTGACTCGCGCCCTTAAATCCGCCGACGTCTGGGGCCTGATCGTTGACCTGATCAAGTCCAAGTTCGGGGGAGGCAGCCAATGAGCCTTCAGCTACTCAGCAACGTGTTCATCAGCATGATTGCTGGATGGGCCACCTGGTGCGTCCTGAGCAACAAGGTGCGTGACGGCATTGTGGGGAAGATGATCTATGCAGCTATTGCCCTGTCAGGATTTGCCATTGCTACGCGCGGCGACACCATATTCTTCACGCCAAGTTCTGCCGGCGTCACCTTCCATGGAGCGCTCGCATTGGCTGGCCTGAGACACTGGTTCATCGCCAATCACTGGCCTAGGGTCGAAGCATGGCTTTGCCGCTACCTGCACTGTGAGCAATGTCTGAACGAACCAACAGCGCCACAGCGCCGATCTGGTGACAAATGAAAATCCTTGCTTGGGTCATCCACAGCATTCTTCCCGCATGGATTGCAAAACGCATCGTAGAGGTTCCAACCATGTCCGAATTGCCTGAAGAAGTCCAAACTGCGCTCGCTCCGGCGGCCGAAATGACCGTCAACGACCTGCAGGCAGCGCTCGTTCCGGCGCAAGATAATGCAGCTGGGGGCCGCGCTGGTTCCGGCACCGATTATGTGGCTCTTGCCGCGACCTTGGTGAAGGTTGTCGATCCTGCCGCTGCGCCTGCAGCTGATGCAGTCCTCGTCCTGGACGCCATGATCCCCGCCGGCACCATCTCCAAGCTGGAGACGATCCTTGCCGCGCTGGGTCACGAACTCCCAGGGTTCTGGTCTGAAGCTGTAGCGCTCGCCAAGAAAGCGTAACGATTGAACCAAAGGGCGCCTAGGCTCATGCCGGCGCCACTCTCTACACGCAATAGACTGCGCATGTCCTGCTGAAATGGCTGGAATACTGGCAGTAGATTGCAGATCTCACGGTGACATATGAGCGCAGACCTCAAAGTCGTCAGCCTTCCGCGTGAGGGATGGCGTGAGCCAGTTGCCACGCTGCGCCTCATTGCTGATCAGATGGAAAGCGGCGAGATCGAAGCTTGCTCCATCGGCGCCATGGTGATGATCTACGAATCCGGCGGTGTCGGGCTGTTCGGCTTTGGCCCGAAGGCTGAAGACCTGCAGACCCTCGCGGCGTTTAGGATAGGCGAACAACTGATGCTCGACACTATCCTCGACGGTGAGTGATATGGCCAAGCTCACATTGAAGGCCTACTACCCCTGGTGGTTCAGGTTCTACGTTGTGGCCGTGCACACCTTTGCCTTTCTCGCTGGCCTTGAAGCCGATGAGAAAGTGCTGCAGCGACATGCCCGCGCAGCCAAGCGTTACCGCGAGATCATACCGACTGACGAGGCGAGCCAATGGCCGGACCAATGATCGTCACGGTCAGCATCAAGCTCGCATGGTGGGTGCCGGCATACATCGCCGGGGTTCGCTTCATGGCTGAACTAACAGGCTTGGAGCCTGATATGGATCGGGTCGAGAAGTGGATCCGCCGAGGCATAAAACTCAACACACTTGACAGTCAGCGGTGAGCAAATGGGCAGGAAAGCACCAAAGCGCGAACCGACATTCATCGAGTGTATTGACCGCATGATTTTTGCGCTGAGGGTTTTCGGCTGGGCTTATACGGCACTGGTGATAGCCCCGATGACCATCATGATTGTCTGGCTGCTTTCGCATATCCGAATCACTTTATGAGCAGGCGGAGTAGCATATGACCACGATCGCCTACAAGGACGGGATCATCGCCTATGACGGTCGGGCAACCACCAGTAGCGGCACCATTGTCTATGACGACTTCGAGAAATGCTTGGAGCGTGATGGGGTTAAGTTCGTTGTCTGCGGCAGCCTCTCTGGTGCCAACAAGTTGCTCGACGCCTATTTCGGCGATCCCCAGACGTCCGTTCAGATGAGTGCGTTGGCAGTTTCCGAGGGAGAGGTCTGGTACATCAGCCACGATGACGAAGACGGCATCGAGAAGAGCAAGGTGCTGCCTGACCGTCCATATGCCATTGGCAGTGGCTCCGATCACGCTTACACCGCAATGGACATGGGCGCATCTGCCTACCAAGCCGTAGAGATGGCCATGAAGCGTGACAGCTGCACTGGCGGGAAGATCAGAACGCTGACCGTGAAGGTTGAATCGTGATCCGCCCAATGCCTCCTGCCTCACTCCTTGAGCTTTCGGAGCTATCAGACTTCGGTATTCGGCTGACACCTGCACCCGAGGTACTCGATTGGCTCCAGGTTCAAGTGTTCTCCGTTGATGGGGAGTTGCACAACGAAGACCACACCCACTTGATCGACGCTGGCATCTGCTTCCTGTGGGCATCATCAGGGTTCAGCAAGCAAGGAAGATTCGTGCTCGGGCAAGCTGAGCAGGTAGCTTTCCGTGCTGGCGGGTGGCAGAAGGCTCGGATGGAGCAGCAGATGTTCGATTGGTTCGGTCGAGTGCCGGACTTCATCATCACGCTGGCCGCTGACTTCTGCGCCGAGTGCTCAGATGTCGAGTTTTGCGCACTGATTGAGCATGAGTGCTACCACATCGCTCAGGCGAAGGATGGCTTCGGCGCTCCAAAGTTCACGCAGGAAGGCCTGCCTAAGCTGGAGATGCGCGGCCATGACGTCGAGGAGTTTGTCGGAGTGGTTCGCCGCTACGGCGCAAGCGCTGACGTCCAGGTGTTGGTGGACGCTGCAAACAAGCCTGCCGAGGTAGGCAAATTGAATATAGCGAGGGCCTGCGGAACCTGTCTGCTCAAGTCGGCCTGACTTTGACAGTACTTTGACGGATGCCCATCTATGGCCGCACTCAGAGACGAGGTGAAAGCCTTTGTAGTACAGGCTCTAGCCTGCTTTGACACGCCATCGCAAGTGGTGGTGTCCGTCAAAGAAAGATTCGGGCTCGAAGTTACCCGCCAACAGTGCGAGGCATACGACCCAACCAAGTACGTTGGACGCAACCTGCACGTGAAGTGGCAGATGCTGTTCAACGACACCCGCAAGAGGTTTCGCGAAGAGACGGCCGAGATCCCGATCGCCAACCGAGCGTATCGACTTCGCACCTTGGGGCGCATGGCAGAGAAGGCCGAGAACATGAAGAACATGGCGTTGACTGCCCAATTGTTGGAGCAGGCCGCCAAAGAAGTTGGTGATGTCTACGTGAATCGCCGACTTGAACCTGAAAAGCCCCTGGGCTCCCAGGCGGACCAGCAGCACGCCGTTGCTGAGTACACGCTGGAGCCAGACGAGAATGTCCCGACTACCCCGCACCTTTGACGCCCCGGTCAAGCTGACGCCGAAGCAGGCAAACATTTACTGCTGGGGTTTCCAGCCTGAAGCACGCTTTCGTGATGCCGTGTGTGGTCGCCGGTTCGGCAAGACGTTCCTCGGAAAGGCCGAAATGCGCCGCGCTGCCCGACTTGCTGCTGAGTGGGGTGTGAGCGTCGAGGACGAGATCTGGTACTGCGCTCCAACATTCAAGCAGGCCAAGCGTGTGTTCTGGCGTCGCCTGAAACAGGCAATACCGTTGTCCTGGCGTGAATCTCGCCCCAATGAGACTGAATGTTCGATTGTGCTGAAGTCCGGGCACGTCATGCGCTGTGTTGGTCTCGACAATTACGACGACCTTCGGGGGTCCGGTCTGTTCTTCACGCTAGTGGATGAATGGGCCGACTGCAAGTACGCCGCTTGGGAAGAAGTGCTTCGCCCGATGCTCTCCACATGTCAATACACTGTTCCTGGTATTGGCTTGCGCAAGGGCGGCCACGCACTGCGTATCGGCACTCCCAAGGGGTTCAATCACTGCTACGACACATTCAAGGACGGTCAGCCAGGTGGTGAGCCCGACCACAAGAGCTGGCAATACACCTCGCTGCAGGGCGGCAACGTCCCGCCAGAAGAGTTGGAAGCTGCCAAGCGCAAGATGGACCCGCGCACGTTTCGGCAGGAATACGACGCGGGGTTCGAGAGCTATTCAGGCGTTATCTACTACACGTTCAATCGTGATGACTGCCGTACCACGTCCCGCATTGAGCCAGACGAGGCGCTGCATATCGGTATGGACTTCAACGTCATGAAAATGGCGGCAGTGGTTTATGTCGTGCGCGATGGGCTACCAATGGCGCTGGATGAATTCCACAAGATTCGTGACACGCCAGAGATGATCGAGAAGATCCAGGCTCGGTTTGGGGGACATTCAATCACGGTCTATCCAGATGCCAGCGGACAGAACACCAGCAGCAAGAATGCGAGCGAGTCCGATCTATCGTTGCTTCGCAAGGCTGGCTTCACTGTTGTTGTCGATTCAACGAACCCAGGCGTCAAAGACCGCATCAACTCGGTTAACGCGATGTTCCTGAACACCTACGGCGAGCGCCGGCTGAAGGTCAACATTGACCAATGCCCGCAGCTCACTCAGTGCTTGGAACGGCAGACGTACACCGACAAGGGCGAGCCTGACAAAGATCCGAAAAAGGGTCACGACCACATGAACGACGCGGCGGGTTACTTCATTGCGAAGCGCTACCCAATCAAAACGCGAGTCGCCTCCCAAGAATCCCTGAGAATGTAAACCTATGTCCGATGATCCGAGCAAAACGCTACCCGTCGTTGACGAGATGCGGCTGGACTGGGCCATCATCGACGCTCTCATGGGTGGAACGAGGGCCATGCGCAAGGCAGGAACAAAGTTCTTGCCGCAGTGGCCGAAAGAGGAGGGCGACGCTTATCAGGCCCGCCTGAAGACTTCGACACTGCTTCCCGCGCTGAGTGAGACAGTCCAGAACATGACAGGGCGGGTGTTTGCCGATCCGATCACGCTGACCGACGACGTGCCTGATCAAATCAAGGAGATGGCCGAAGACTTCGACCTTCAGGGCAACAACCTGCAGGTCTGGGCTCAGTCGCTGTTCAGTGGCGGCCTGTCACACGGTCTGTTCCATGTGCTGGTTGATCACCCGAAGGCCGAAGGCATCAAAACCAAGGCCGAGGAGAAGTCAGCCGGTGTGCGTCCATACGCGGTGATCATCAAGCCCGGCCAAGTGCTCGGCTGGCGATCAGCGAACAATGCTGGCGAACAGGTGCTGACGCAGTTCCGGTACATGGAGTGCGTTGAGGTTGAAGACGGTGCGTTCGGGACGAAGACCGTGGATCAGATCCGCGTTCTGGTGCCGGGCGGATGGGCAACCTTCCGCGAAGTCGACGATGGCAAAGGTCAGAAAACTTGGCAGAAGCACGACGAGGGCCGAACCAGTCTGAAAGTTATCCCGCTTGCCACCTTCTACACCAAGCGCACCGGCTTCCTCACCGCGACACCGCCGCTCCTTGAGTTGGCGAACATGAACGTCAAGCACTGGCAGTCCCAGAGCGACCAAGACAACATCATGCACATCGCGCGAGTGCCGATGCTTGCGGTGATCGGCCTCGATGAGGGCGAAAACATCACTGTCGGCGCCGGCTCAGCTACTCGCCTGCCGAAAGGCTGCGACATGAAGTGGGTGGAGCACACCGGCAAGGCGATCGAGGCAGGGCGACAGTCACTGCTGGACCTAGTTGAGGACATGCGCCTCGCCGGTGCCAAGCTGCTCCAGAAGGAAAAACAGACGATCAAGACCGCTTCCCAGTCCGAGGAAGAGGCCGCGCAAGAGATGAGTCCGCTCCAGACAATGGCTGGGCAACTCGAAGACGCGCTTGACCAGGTGCTTCAGTACTTCGCCATGTGGATGAAGCTGCCGGATGGCGGCCACGTCAAGGTGAAGGGCAACTTCGACATCGATTTCAGCCCTGAAACGACCATGCCGTTCCTGCTCAGCCTCAACAAGGCTCGGATTCTTTCCGACCAAACCCTTTTTGAGGAGGTGCAGCGCCGTGGCTTGCTCAGCGATGAGATCGACTGGGATGAGGAAAAGGCCAAAGTGGACGCGCAACCTGCTAAGGCGCCCCCGCCCGCTACTACGCAGCAGTAAACGAACACCGAATACAGCCCTGGCATCCGCCGGGGCTTTTTTATGGGCGCGATTCCGGATGGATAGCGCCGCGCCGGGCCGGATGGCTCAACAAATGGGCGGATGCCCGGAGATGCATCAATGAAACTGAAATTGGATGATCAAGGGCACGCAGTTCTGCAAGACGGCAAGCCTGTGTACGTGTACGACGATGGCAAAGAGGTCGCTTTTGACGCTCCCGGCACCGTGAACACGATTACCCGGCTGAACGCTGAAGCCAAGACCCATCGCGAAGGCAAAGAGGCTGCAGAAACGGCCTTGAAAGCGTTCGACGGGATCACGGACGGCGCCGCCGCCAAGAAAGCCCTGGAGCTCGTGTCGAAGCTCGATCAAAAAAAGCTGGTGGATGCCGGTGAGATCGACGTGGTGCGCAACGAAATCAGCAAAGCCTTCCAAGGCCAGGTTGATGAGTGGTCCACCAAGGCGCAGACCTTCGAAAAGCAGCTCTACGAAGAAAAGATCGGCGGTGCATTCAGCCGTTCCAAGTACATCGGCGAGAAGCTGGCAATCCCCGCAGACCTGGTCCAGTCCAAATTCGGCGCCGCCTTCAAAGTCGAGGATGGCAAGACCATCGCCTACGACCAGCACGGCCAGAAGATCTACAGCCGTACCCGTCCAGGCGAAATCGCCGACTTCGATGAAGCAATCGAAACCCTTGTTGAGCAATACCCGCACCGCGATCACATCTTGAAAGGCTCTGGAGCTTCTGGCTCTGGCGCCTCGAACAACGGTGGGAATGGCGGCAATGGCAAGAAATCCCTCTCACGCTCTCAGTTCGACGCACTTGACCCACAGGGCAAGCATGCGCACGTGTCTGCGGGCGGTGAAGTTACCGACTGATCCCAGGAGTAATCCATGAGCAACACTCTCACCGGCCTGACAACCACCATCTACAACGCGCTGGACGTCGTTTCGCGCGAACTGGTGGGCTTTATCCCTGCCGTATCGTCTGACATGACCTACGACCGCGCTGCGGTTGGTCAAACCGTCACCTCGCCAGTGGCGCCGGCCGCAACTGCGACCGACATCACCCCGGCAGTGACCCCGCCGAACGACGGCGACCAAACCATCGGCTCCGTGTCGATGACCATCACCAAAGCCCGCCGTGTGCCGGTGCGTTGGAACGGTGAAGAGAAACGCGGACTGGACAACAACGGCGCCTCGTACAACGTCATCCTGCGCGACCAACTCGCCCAAGGCATGCGCGCATTGGTGAACGAGGTCGAATCCGACATCGCCAACCTGTGCCTGAAGTCGTCCCGCGCCTATGGCACCCCTGGCACTGTCCCGTTCGCTACTAACCTGGCAGAAGCTGCGCAGATGCGCAAAATCCTGTCGGACAACGGCGCGCCGATGAGCGATCTGCAGATGGTGTTGGACACCACTGCCGGCGCAAGCATGCGCACCCTTGGCCAACTGACCAAGGCGAACGAGGCTGCCGATACCAGCATGTTGCGTCGTGGCGTGCTGCTCGATGTGCACGGCTTTGCGATCCGCGAATCCGCACAGGTTAAGACCGTTCTGGCTGGCACTGGTGCTGCATCGACCACCAACGCCGCTGGCTATGCTGTTGGCGCAACCGTGATCACTCTGGCAGTGGCTGGCACTGGCACCATTCTGGCCGGCGACGTGATCACCTTTGCCGGCGACACCAACAAGTACGTGGTGGCTTCTGGTGACTCGGATGTGTCCAACGGCGGCACCATCACCTTGGCGGCTCCTGGCCTGCGCAAGGCGATCGCTGCTTCGGCAACCGCAATCACCATCATCGCCGCGACTACCCGCAACATGGCGTTTGCACGCTCGGCACTGGCAGTTGCCACCCGCGCTCCAGCGCTGCCGGAAGGCGGTGACAGCGCCTCCGACCGCATGATCATCACTGACCCGGTGAGCGGTCTGTCGTTCGAGATCTCGCTGTACAAGCAATACCGCCAGATCCAGTACGAAATCGCGCTGGCCTGGGGTGTCGCGATGGTCAAGTCGGAACACACCGCGCTGCTGTTGGCGTAATGAGTGCGCCCGGGGCTTCGGCTCCGGGCACTACAAGCCGTGGAGAAACAAATGGGCACCATTCAAGTAAAGCCGTGGGGTGAAGATCAGGGCGATTTCGTGCTGATCAACGAAGAGGACTTCGACAAAGACTTTCATGAGCTGTATGGCGACAAAAAGCCAAGCGCGAAGGAAGTCAAGGCCGCGAAATTGCTCGCAGACACCAAGGCCGCGCTGACTGAAAAGGGCATTGCCTTTGAAGAAGACGCCGACCAAGCCGCTCTGCAGACACTGCTCGACGCGGCAGCATAATCACCGATGAACGTAGCAGGAGCCGATCATGCTTACTGACCAGCAAAAGTCGGACGCCCGTCGCTACGCCGGTTACCCGATGCAGGGCGACGTGACGCTCGACGACCGCCGCGATACCGCTTGGGGTTGGGTTGCCCCGATGATCTGGCAAACGCTGAATCACCGGCTTGGCAGCTTGCGGCCAGAGGAAGAGGTCACGATGACCACGTTCCTGACCAAGCTCGCCGGCCTGGAGACAGATGTTCTGTCGGCAACGGACAACCTTGACACCGCGCAGGCGGCTGTTTGGGTGCACAACAAGGACGAAGTGCGCGACCGCATGAGCCTTTACCGCATATGGCGGCGCGAGCTGTGCGGATTCTTGGGCGTTCCCCCTGGCCCATCACTCGGCGACGGCAATATCGGCCTCGTAAGGGGTTGATATGGACGGTCTCAAGCTCCGCGACAAGATCTACATCGGTTATGGCAAAGCAGCTAAGCGAATCGGTTTCGACTACCAGCAATTCCGCGCTACGAGCGCCAGTAACCCGCTGATGTCAACCGCATTGCAGACGCTGCCTGCGTCGTTCACCACGAATTTCAACTACTCGGCGCCGAACAAGTACGGCCAAGCCACTTGGCTGGGCCTGTTCGACGCGCGCACGTTCCAGCCCGGTGACTTTCTCGTTGGACATCAGGGCACGTTCTTTGTCGCTGCGATGCAGGACACGCTGCCGATCTACTGCGTGCAGACGAACCGGGTTGTCTCGGTGTTGCGTGTCAGTCAAGACGCGCCCGTTGGTCTCGGTTCATGGGCAGGCGACAAGCGCGCCACGACCGAGGTTGCGATCATGCAGGGATGGCCCGCCAGCATCATTCAGGGAACGAAAGGCGAGACGAACGAGGCGAAGTTACCCGGCGACGTGAAGACGCCTTGGTGGGCGATTCTCATGCCGGCTTGGCCCGGTCTCATCCTGCGGACAAGCGACATTATCCGCGACGAACTCGACCGAAAGTACGTGATTTCGAGTGCAGAACTTACGGACATGGGGTGGAGAATTACGGCCATGCAGGCACAGGTGTGATATGGCGAGCCTTACCGATGTAGTGAAGCAGGTGGCCTCGCAAATCAGCGCCATCTGTTATCCCGGTGGGACGGGGCAGCCGAGCATTGCCGGCATCCCGCTCAGGATTTACCCGGGCTGGCCTGTGCCGAACGAGCTTGAAGCTGATCTGGAGGCAGGGACGGCGCATATCAGCATCTACCCGCACGGTAAGGACGCCAAGACGACGCGCTATCTCGGCAGGACGTGGGTACAGCTCACTGCGCCAGTGCATACCGTTGTGATGACGGTGGTTGGTGCGGTTGTGACGCTTTCCGGGACGGTCAGCAAGCAGAACCTGCTGATCAACCTCAACGGCACACACTATGTCTACGCAATGCAGGCGGCTGACACGCTCACGACTGCGGCGGCGGGGCTTGCATCGCTGATCCCTGGCGCGTCTAGCGTTGGGTCAGTCATCACCATGACAGGCGCTTACAGCGTCTTTGCCAGAGTCGGCGGGTTTGGCAGCGCTTACATGGAGACAAAACGCCAGGAACAGCCGGTGATGATCAGTATCTGGGCCAACAGCCCGGAAGCGCGCGATGCCGTCGCCAGTCCAATCGATTCAGCACTGTCAGACAGCAACAGCATCAGCTTCACGGACGGCTCGTTCGGAACCATCCGGTCATCCGGATCGCTGATGTCCGACCAGCTGCAAAAGTCCGACCTGTACCGCATCGACCTGTTCTACAGCATCGACTACGCCACAACCCAGACCCAACAGCCTGCCGAGGTCATCGCCCCGGTGCTGAACATCGTCAACGCCCAATCCGGGCAACCCATTAAAACGCTCAACCCTTGAGGCCCGACATGGACTCCGATACCCCAGATAGCCCCGTGACCGCGCCGGCCTCGAAGGCTAAAGCTGCATCACCCTTCAAGCTGACCGTCAAGTTCGCCTTTGCTGACTACCAAGTCGGCCAAGTGATCACCGATGCCGATGAAGTCGCCGCCGTTCTGGCCGGCGAGTGCGCGGGCAACGTCCTGAAAGTCGCCAACGCCTAACAGGCGAAACCCACACACAAGAAGCCGCCCACTGAGGCGGCTTTTTCATTAGGAGGAAGCCATGCCCATTTATCCGGCAGGCGGCTTGAACACGGCTGCGCTCACCGCGCCCGATTTGTACATTCAGATCCAGCCACCAAAGACCCGCTACATCAATGGCGTCCCGACTGACATTCTCGGCATCGTCGGCGTTGCTGACTGGGGTCCGGTGAACAGTGCGACCCTAATCGGCTCGCCCGGTGACGCATCGCAGAAATTCGGTACCCAGACCGTGCGCAAGTACGACCTGTGCACCGCGCTGGCTGTCTCGATTCAGCTCGGCGCCTCAAACATCCGCGCCGTGCGCGTCACTGACGGCACCGATACCGCCGCTACCAGCGCGCTGAAAGACACTGCCGCCGCAACTGGCGCCACGCTGACCGCGTTCTACACCGGCACGCTCGGCAACTCGCTCAGCGCCACGCTGGCTACCGGCTCGGCCGCTTCGAGCTGGAAACTGACCATCTCGCTCCCTGGCGTTGCGCCTGAAGTGTTCGACAACATCACCGGCACTGGTCTGGCGCTGTGGCAGAACATCGTCAGCGCCGTGAACAACGGTCAGTCTGGCATTCGCGGCCCGTCGCAACTGGTCATCGCCACCGTTGGCGCTACCACGCTGGCGCCTGTGGCCAGCACCCAGACCGTCGCCTTCACCACTGGTACATCGGGCAACACCACTATCACCGATGCGGTTCTGATCGGTGTTGACGGCGTGACCGGCTCGACCCGCAAGGGCATGTACGCTCTGCGCGGCAGTGGCGCCCAGGTTGCGAACCTCGTTGATCTGACTGACGGCACTCAGTGGCCGACCATGCTGACCTACGGGTTGTCCGAAGGCTGCTACATGGTCACCCAGGGTGTTGCGGGCGCGTCCTACACCACCGTTGCGACTGCCCTGACCACTGCTGGCTGTGACAGCTACGCATTGAAAGTCATGGTGGGTGACTGGGTGTACTGGCAGGATCAGGTGAACGGCCAGCAGCGCATGATCGCGCCGGCGACCTTCTCCGCCGCTAAGATTGCCGCGCTGTCGCCGAACCAGAGCCCGCTGAACAAGCCGATCACCAACGCGGTTTCGACTCAGCGCAACCTGTCGCAACAGCCGTACAGCATCGCCGAGATTGGCGCGATCAACCAAGCGCGTCTTGACGTCATCACCAACCCGTGCCCGGGCGGCAGCTACTTCGGCCATCGCGCCGGACTGAACTGCTCCAGCAACTCGGCGGTGAACGGCGACAACTACACACGGATGACGAACTTCATCTCGCTGACCATTGCCGCCTCGTTCGGCGGCGTGATCGGCCAGCTGCAGACCCCGGATGTGCGCCGCACCACCAAGTCGACCATGGAAAGCTTCCTCGACACGCTGCGCATCCAAGGGATGATCGGCGATGTCAACGGCGGCCCCGCCTTCTCGGTGCAGATCGACGCAAACAACAACCCGGATGCCCGCGTGGCTCTCGGCTACATGCAGGCTGACGTGCAGGTCAAATACCTGTCCGTGATCCGCTACTTCCTCGTCAACCTCGAAGCCGGCCAGTCCGTAACGATCGTTGCATCCGCCAATCCGCGCTCCTAAGCGCTGAACCACTTCCCAGCCCGGCCTAGTGCCGGGTTTTTCGTTTGGAGAACGCCATGCAAGGTGGATACAACACGGGGAAAGATGTCGCCGTCGACATCAACGGGCCTTACGGCCCGGTACGCATCCCGAAAATCATGTCATTCGAGAGCAAGCCGAAGATTACCAGCGAAGAAAAGACCCCACTCAACGGCCAGACCGATGAGCTTCTGATCCCCAAGGGTTGGACCGGGTCTATCGGTGTTGAGCGCGTTGACGGCACGCTTGACGACTGGTGGGCACAGTTCGAAAGCGACTATTACAACGGGATCAACCAGGCGCCGGGCACCATTACCGAAACCATCAGCAACGTTGATGGAAGCCTTTCGGTATATCGCTACACGCATGTGATTCTGAAGTTCGAAGACGCTGGCAAAAAGGAAGGCGACAAGACTATCCATCAAACCATGTCCTTCACTGCTCGGCGCCGCCAGAAAGTTTCCTGACCAAGTTTATGCATGGCAGCCCGGCAGGGCGCGGGCCTCGTCACCCCGCACGCCATGCACCTTTGACGACTCGCTGACCAGAGGAATTGCCAGATGGCTAAAATTACCGTTACCGAACCGGTTGCGCCTGTTCATGTTGACCAGCGCCCGCGCTTCGAGAGCATCCAGGATTCGAAAGGCCGCACCATCCAGCTGCGCAAGCTAGGGCCGCTTGAGCAGGGCCGCATCGTTGTGGCTGTCGGTGGGGAGATCGCCGGCAACCAGACGTATATGTCTGGCTTCGCGCTGCCGGCCGCCATGGTCGTTTACATCGACGACACGCCGTTTGGCCTGCCAAATACCCACAAGCAGATTGAATCAGTGCTGAGCGAGCTGGGCGAAGAGGGGATGGAGGCCATCAACCGGCACTTCATCGCCAAATACGAAGCCGCTCAGGCTGAAGCTGAACAGCGCGCACTGCAGGAAGGCCTCGGCGCCGAGCAGGCCGCAGCAAAAAACTAGCAACGAACCCCGAGTTTCGCCGGGACTGTTGGCTGGTGAAAAACGGGGTTCCTTTCAATCTGCTGTTTGATTGCGGACCGTTGGCTGATTACGAGCGCTTTGCCTTCTCCATCCTGTTCTCTGAATTCGAGGGATCAGGCGTCTGGAACTGGTCGAGCATGCAGTTTGACAAGAAGGATTGACCCATGGACTTCAAAGACCTCGGCAGCCTGGCGCTGCATTTCGCCACTGCCGAGGTGGCGATGCTTGCGAGCCTGGAAGCAGGGCTTGAAGCGTGCGCAGTGAAGATCCAGAAGACCGCCGAGGCTGAGATCGGGCACTACCAGTCAGGTATTGGCCCGTTCCCGGCATGGGCCGACCTTGCGGAGTCGACGGAGGCGCAGAAGGCGAAGATGGGCTATCCGGCCGATGCGCCGCTTGAGGCATCCGGGGCGATGGGGCACAGCTTCTCCCATGTTACCCATGGGCTTGAGGCCGTGATCGGCTCAACGGATGAGAAAATGTTCTACCACGAATTCGGGACGCTGAAGATGCCGGCGCGCCCGGTGCTTGGGCCTGCCGTGCTGCGCAACAAGGAGTACATCCGGCGAGTACTTGGCGCAGCGACTGTCGGCGGCTTGATCGGCGGAATCGGCATCCATAAAGCACTGGGCTACGACGCTACCTTTTGAAGAGATGGCCGCGCGGCAGCCAAAAAGTATTCTGTTTTTGGTCTGCGACCCATACAGATAGCCCGGTTTCTGGTGAATTCATCACTATGACCTGAACCTTGTTTTTCCCTTCGCTGCATTTTGCTGTTGCTTCGTCGAACGACGAGACCTTGGCGTCAGATCGCCAATTGTCGATTATATCCTTGGTCTGCCCAGTGTATTCAGGCTCTCCAGTCTTCGGGGAAACGTTTGGCAGCTTCCCGGTCATGCCGTACGTCATGGACACAAACCCCATGACGCCATTTACGTATTCAGAAAGCTCGAAAGTTGGACATGCGTAATAGGAATCGTCCTTTTGCGCGTAGGTAACAGCTTTGGCTCCTACAGCACAATCAACCGAAGTACATGACTCGCTCATATCCGCGGCGCTGGCAATTGGTAGCGCCAAAATGGCGATCAGTGGAAACAATTTTTGCATGATCACCCCGTGATAACTGCGAAGAGAATGCAGAGGAAAGCGATAAGCGCGCCACCTGCGAAGATCGCTACCAAGCTGCTGGCAGTGAAGAGAAGAAGCGCATTCTGAATGCCAAGCTTCGGCTTCTCCTGTGCTCCTACCTCATGAAGGCGATTTCCCCGCCATTCGTACGTCTTGTACCCATTTGCCATGTGATTCACCCACAGAATAGGAATTGTCATTATGGCATTTGAGGCGTATTCCGTCGCCGTCAAGCTGTCGCTGATAAACCACGTCAGCGCAGGCATGCTGATGATCAGCAAAAGCCTGGCAACAGCAGGCCAAGATGTCGATAAGCTGAACTCTAAGCTGGCGTCGATCGGCAAGCAAGGCGCTATTGGGGGCCTCATGGTCGCCGGCGGCCTTGGGATTGCCGCGATGTTCAAAGGCCCGCTTGAAGAGGCCTCGAAGTTCCAGAACGAGATCGAGCGCTTTCGCTCTCTCGGCCTGGGCGACAAGGTGACCAACGACGCGGTGAAGTTCGCCAGCGGCATGAATACCTACGGCACCAGTATTCGCGAGAACCTGGGGCTGCTGCGAGACGCTCAAACCGTTTTCGGCGACTTCCACGAAGCCCAGATGGTAACGCCGCTGCTGTCCAAGATGAAATTTGCCAACGCCGCTTTATTTGGAGAAGAAGGTGGCGCCATGAAAGATAAGGCCTTCATGGATATGTTGAAGGTCATAGAGCTGCGCGGAGGGCTGGCCAGCGAGGAAGCATTCTTCAAGCAAGCGAACATGATCCAGCAGGTTCAGACGGCTACTGGTGGTCGTGTCGGCGCCAATGAATACCTTAACCTGATTAAAACCGGCGGTGTCGCTGCCAAGGGCATGAAAGACGCTAACTTCTATTACAACATGGAGCCTTTGGTTCAGGAGATGGGTGGTTTCCGGGTAGGTACCGGCCTCATGTCTGGCTATCAGAACCTTGTGCAGGGCCGCACCACTCAGCGCGCTGCGATGGAGCTGATGCGCATTGGTATGCTCGACCCGGACAAGGTCGAGTACGACAAAACTGGGAAAATCAAACAGATCAAGCCGGGAGCCGTTAAAGGCACCGACATGATGATCGAGAATCCTTATTCATGGATGAAAACAGTGATGCTTCCAGCATTTGCTGCCAAAGGGATTACTGAAAAACAAGCCATTCTCAACGAAATTGGCGCCATCTTCACCAACCGAACTGCTTCAAACGTGTACTCCACGATGTACACGCAGATGATGAGCATCGAAAAGAATACGAAGCTGAACGCGGGCGCCGCCGGGATCAATGAGCTGGAAGAAAACGCCAAGAAGACCATGACTGGCAAGCTCATAGAGCTGAACAAGAAATGGACTGACCTGCAGCTCAAGCTTGGCGACGTGATCCTGCCGCTTGCCATCCGAGCGCTGGACAAGCTGAACCCTATGCTCAAGGACTTGGCAGGCTGGATGGACAGGAACCAAGGCACTGTGAAAGGCTTGTCGTATGCGCTGCTCGGTCTATCAGCCTTCCTCATCGGCGGTGGCCTGATCAACATGATCATCGCGGCCGGTCGTGGATTCTGGATGCTCGGCAAAGTGCTGATGTTTATGGGCGGACCATTGGTACCCATCATGGCCCGATTCGGAACATATCTTGTTCTGTTCGTGGTAGATGCCTTTAAAGCTGTCGGTATGTTCCTGACTTCTGGGTTCCTTCGCGGCATAGTCATGGCATTCCTGTCTCCGCTGAAACTTTTAGGGCAGGGGATCATGCTTCTTGGGCGCGCTATGTTGATGAATCCAATCGGCTTGGCAATCACGCTGATCATTGCTGCTGGGTTCCTGCTCTGGAACAACTGGAAGGAGATCAGCGGTGCTTTGAAACTCATGTGGAATGACATGAAGACCGGCTTCGTGCAGTTGTTTCAGGGGGATATAGGAGGTGCGTTTAAGTCGTTCGCGCAGGTCTTCTTGACTGGCTGGCAGACAATCTTCAACACGCTAATCGCGGGTGCTAACACTATCCTTCCAGCATCTTTGCAGGTGTCGAAGATGACATTTGCTGATGATTATCGGCGGAGAAATGAAGCGCAGGCCGGCGGCGCAGCAGTTGTAGCGCCCGTTCCTTCGAAGGATTACAGCCGAGATCCCATGATCGTCCAGATGAACCTCGACAGCAAAAAAGTCGGGGAGATTCTAATCGGGCACATGGCGAAGGAAGCCGCCAAGCCACGCACAGGAACGCAGGGTTTTGACCCTACCCGCAGCATGCTGATGCCTGGAACCCCTAGCTCAGCCTACCCAAGGTGACGAACGATGAGCTTTACGAGCTTCCTGGACAACTTCGCTCCGGGCGGGGATCCGTTTGCCACCCGATTGATCGTTGGTGACTTCGAATTCTCCGGTCTGGAGGTCCCAGAATCAGTAACGATCGGCGCCAAGCAGCAACTGGTGGTGCACAAGCTGGTCGGTGGCAAGCGGATCGTTGATGTCCTTGGACTGGACTACAAGAACATCCGTTGGTCAGGCTGGATGACCGGCGCGACCGCAGGCGATCGGGTGATTGAACTCGAAACCTTGCGGGACGCTGGTCAGCCGCTCAGCTTCAACATGGACGGCTACTACTTCAGCGTCATGATTGAGGACTTCGAGGCCCGCTTTGAACACGTCTATCGGCGCTACTACAGCATCGATCTGCTTGTGATTTCGCGCCTTGATGCCCCCGTCACTGAAAACGCTTTGGCCGGCACGCTCGACAACCTGATCAACAGCGACGTCGGCGAATCGCTCGGCCTCGCCAGCATCATCAACTCGGATGCGGTGACCAGCAGCATCAACACCGTCAAGGACGCAGTGTCTCAGGTGCAAGGTTTCGCCAATGCCACCATCGACACGGTGCAGACCGTGATTCGCCCTCTGGTGGCAGCTCAGGCGGTCGTGCAGTCAACGATTGCGCAAGTCGGCGCATCGGTGAGCGACATCACCACGCTTGGCGGCCTGATTCCAGGCAATCCTGTCTCTACTGCAGCAAACAACGTGCTTCGCCAGGGCGCGGCACTGACTCAGCTTGCACCTCTTTACCAGATGCAGAGCGTTCTGGATCGGATGCAGAAGAACGTGCTCGCCGGTCCGCTGGCGAATGGCACCTCCAGTGTTACGACCAGCAACTCGACCCTTCAGAAAGTCGCAGCAGACAGCTACGGCGACCAGTCGCGATGGACGGAAATCGCTGCGGCAAACAGCATTGTCGATCCTCAGCTTGACGGCATCCAGACGATCAAAATCCCAGTAGGTGAATAGATGGACCTGAATACAGCCGAGACAGAGCAAATCGTCCGGCAGGTAGTCGGCCGTCTGCTACTCAACGGGGAAGAAGTACCATTTGTGTCGTGCGAGATCGACAGCAACGCGTTTTACTCGGCTGATACCTTCTCGGTGGTGTTTGCGCGCTCCGACATGCCGCCGCCCTACAACACGGTCCAGTGGTGGGGCGCCCAGACATCGATCGAGGTTTCGATCTCCATCGGCTTGCTGGGCCAAGGCATAGAGGACTGGCGCGAGCTGATCGTGGGCACAGTGGACAGGCTCAATATTCACATGAGCAAGTTCGAGGTAACGCTCGACGGTCGGGACTACACCAGCAAATTCATCGACACGAAGACAAACGAGAAATTCGCCAACATGACCACCAGCCAGGTGGCTACGCTGCTGGCGAACCGTCGCGGGCTGACGCCAGTTGTCACTGCGACAACTACTCAGGTCGGCGGAATCACCAAATGGGACCACGCGCACGTCACTGACGAGCGCACAGAGTGGGACCTGTTGGCGTACTTCGCCGGGCTGGACGGATTTCAGGTCTATGTGATCGGCAACGAACTGCATTACGAGCCTGCCCTGAACCCTGACACCACTGATCAGTACCTGATCAAGTGGGTAGAGCCTGGCGCATTGGCCTATCCGCAGTGCAACACCTCTGATGATCTGGCCTTTGAGCGAGATCTGACCTTGGCGAAGGGTGTGACAGTGCAGGTGCTGTCGTGGAATGACGGCAAGACAGTCAAAGCCACGTACCCGACCAACTCTGCGAAAGGCATCTCGCCCGGGCAGGCGACGGCCAAGCGGCAGGTCTACGAGATCAAGCGCAACGGCCTCGACCAGAACGCGGCGCAGCAACTGGCGCAGAAGATCCACAAACAGATCACCGACCACGAAATGCGCGTGTCCGGATCACTGCCGGGCGACAACTCGCTGATGCCGAACACAATCGTGCGCGTTGAGGGTACTGGCTCAGGGTTTGACCAGCTCTATTACGTCGACTCTGTGCGCAGATCTTTGAGCTTCGAGTCTGGCTACAAGATGAGCCTGACGGCCAAGAATCATAACCCCAACTCAATGGTGCAGCCGTGAGCCTCCAACAACTGACGAATGCGCTACACCAGACCCAGACGACTGACGCAACCGGGTCGCGCTCTGGAACTATCACCAGCTATGACAAGGACAACGGCGTCGTCAAGGTTGCTATTCAGCCTGAAGGCCGTGAAACCAATTGGCTAAAACTGGATTGCCCAGCCGTCGGTAATGGCTGGGGGGTTCAATTCGGTCCGCAGATCGGCGATGAGGTCACTGTCGAGTTCGATTCATTCGATCCCAACAGTGGAAGGGTAACGGCGCGCCACACGAATAGCTTGAATCTCGCAATGCCAGTCCCGTCCGGCGAAATCTGGATGGTTCACAAGTCTGGCGCGTTGCTCAAGTTCAACACGGACGGGACCGTCTCGCTGCATTCAGGGGTCGCAATCAACTACGACGCCCCAGCGCACCACTTCACCGGCGGCCCAGTCACGATGGACCACACGCTGACAGTTACTGACAGCACAGGTGTTGTAGTGACTGGTGGCGATGTCAAGGCCGACACCATCAGCCTAAAAACTCACCGCACAAGCGGCGTCACCGCTGGTGGCGGGACTTCTTCGGTGCCAACCCCATGAAAGACCTGAACCACTACCCCGGAGACGATCTTTCACTGTCCCCGACCGGAAGCTTGTCGCCGGTCGAGGGCATGGAGAGAGGCAAGCAAAGGATTCTGCGCAGATTGATCACCAACCCAGGCGATTACCTGTTTCATCCTGAATATGGGGCAGGGCTTGGCCGCTACGTCGGCGCCCTGATGAATATTCCGGAAATCATCGCGAATATCAGAGGGCAGATATTGCTTGAGGATTGCGTGGCTAAGAAGCCCGCGCCAGTGATTTATGTCACACCATCAAACGACACCATTTCCGTAAATATCAGTTACACCGACTCCCCGCTTGGAGAGCCGGTGACGCTTTCGTTCGAGGTAAATCGCTGATATGGCATCTCTCAACGTCAAGGACTTCACCACGCTGGTGCGTGATCAGGTGACAGCCATTCAGGGCCGTGCCGCTGGGCTTGTGGATTTCACCATAGGCTCTCTGCTGCGGGCGATCACAGAAAGCAATGCCAGTGTCCTCCAATGGCTCCAGCAGTTGATTGTTACGCTGCTGGCCACCACGCGCGCATCGACGTCATCCGGCGCCGATCTCGATTCTTGGATGGCTGATTTCGGCTTTTATCGCCTGTCTGCAAGCTTTGCCACTGGCAGCGTAACCTTTTCAAGATTCACGCCGACCAACTCTGCATTGATCCCGATCGGCGCGCTGGTTGGTTCGACCGATGGCTCGCAGCAGTATTCGGTGACCATCGATACTACGAACGTGCTCTATAACGCCACGCTCGGCGGTTATCTGGTGCCGGGTGGCACCGCATCGGTCACTGTGCCGGTGATTGCCAGTACCGCAGGTGCTGCTGGGAACGCCCTGATCGGGACTGTAACTGTCATCGTCGGGACCATCAGCGGCATTGATACCGTGACTAACTCTGCGGTATTCACCAATGGTGTTGATCCAGAGACGGACGAAGCATTCCGGGCAAGGTTCGTGCTCTGGGTTCAGTCCTTGTCGAAGGCAACGAAGGCAGCCATTCAATATGCGCTTTCCTCGATGCAGCAGGGCGTCTCCTACACGCTGACAGAGAACCAGGACTACAGCGGCAACACACTATACGGCTACTTCTATGCAGTCGTTGATGACGGCAGTGGGGCGCCTTCAGGCTCGTTTTTGGTGAATGCTGCCGCCGCCATTGAGTCGGCTCGAGGCTTCACGACCCGATACGGCGTTTTCGGCCCGGTTCTGGTAACCGCTAATGTCGGGATGACCATCACCACCGATGCTACGGTCACCCACAGCGTCGTTGTGGCGCAGGTCACCATGGCGATTCAGGCTTATATCGCCGGGCTGAAGCTTGGTCAGATCTTGCCTTTCACACAGCTGGCAGCTATTGCCTACTCGGTCAGCCCGTCCATCACCAACGTCTCCGGCGTACTGCTCAATGGCAGTACCGCCGATCTCGCGGCGACAAATAAACAGGTCATCAGACCAGGCACAGTGACGGTGGCTTAAATGAGCGTTGGCGATCAGACAGACATGTTCGGCCGGCTCAAGAACCTCTTACCGCTGGGCTGGTTCGGCGACAACAACCCTATCAGGGACGCGCTTCTGTGGGGGTATGCCCAAGCGCTTTCATGGGGGTTCACCCTTTATCTCTACGCCAAGGACCAGACGCGAATCAAAACAGCCACTGATGGCTGGCTTGACCTGATTGGGCTGGACTTCTTCGGCAACAACCTGATTCGGTTCTCGACCCAGCTCGATCCGAGCTATCGAAACCGCATCTTGATCAACATATTCCGCGAGCGCGCTACTCGGCGCGGCATGAGTCAAGTGCTGTTCGACCTGACCGGGCGCTACCCACTGATTATCGAGCCGGCAAAGCCTGACGACTGCGGGTGCCTGGGGCTGACGCTTGGCCTTGGTATCGCAGGGCCCCTCGGCTCCACGAGCTGTCCTTATCAGGCATTCGTGACCGCCTACAGACCTACAGGCAGCGGAGCGGCCAATTGGCCGGGTATCCATACGAATTGGTTTGGGCTTTCAGTCACTAGCGGACTGGTCCCAAGCACGCAGCTTTCCCCCGCAGTATCCGACGCCGACATTGTGGCCGCTATCGAAGCCACCAAGATGTACGGGTCAACGATCTGGTACCGGATCACCAACTGAAACCACTCATTCAACTCTATGCCCGCCTTGTGCGGGCTTTTTTTTGGGGATTCCATGGACAGACAGATTGTTTACCCGGGCCAGATCCTGCCGGAAACCAGCCTTCTTCAGATGACGAAGGACACCATGATCGGAGCGGCCAAGCTTGCTTCTGCGCTGCTCGGAACCAGCACCATGGCGACCGGTTTTGCGGTAACGCCAACAGGCCCAGCATCCCTACAGGTTCTGTGCGCTCCGGGCGAGATCTATAGCCTTACCGCCATCGACGCCTTGGCATTTTCGACTCTGCCGGCCGATACCACCCACTCGATTCTCAAGCAGGGGATCATGCTGGATGGCGTCACGCTTAGCTGTGCGGCCCCAGGCACGACTGGGCAGTCGATCAACTACCTCGTTCAGGTCACGTACCAGGATTCCGACTCGACGCCCGTACTGCTGCCTTATTACAACAGCGCCAACCCGTCTATGCCATACAGCGGCATGGGCAATAACGGCCTGACCCAAAACACCGCCCGCAAAGGAATTGCTGTCGTAGCAGTGAAGGCGGGCGCCTCTGCGGCCACTGGCACCCAAGTAACTCCGTCTCCTGATGCGGGTTACATCGGCCTGTATGTCGTAACGGTCGCGTTTGGCCAGACCACCATCACGTCCGGGAACATCACCACCGCACCGAATGCGCCGCTGATCAATAGCACGCTTCATGGCTTGACTCCTGTGTTCTCCGTGAACCCATCGGTTCCTGTCGCGACTGTTGCCGCTCACGCCGTGACCTTCGGGCAGATATCTGGTCTTGTAGGATCGGTGCGAAACCTTCGCTGCTCGGTCGCCGCCACTTCGGCATCAGCCACCATCACCGCAGACGAAATCATCGTTGAGTCTGCGCTGGGCGGGTTGCGCTACTGCCTGTCATCCTTCAACAAGACGATCAACCTCGGCGGCACAGGCGCTGGCGGCATGGATACCGGCACGGCGACCGCGAACGGCTTCGTCGGCATCTATGCAATCTACAACCCGACTACGCAGGTTTCAGCGCTCCTGGCCACGATGGAAGCCTCTGCTGTTCTGCCAAGTGTCTACGGGGGCGCGAATATGCCTGCCGGATACACGGCTTCGGCTCTGATCTCGGTTGCGCCGATCAGCGCCACGATCGGGCAGTTTGCACAGTTCTTCCAGTTGGACCGGTATATCGATTACCTAGGCGTTGGGGTTCTTACCGGCAGCACGGCCATTGTGACGGGTCAGGCGCGCGGCTCAACAGGGATTCCTTATAGCGCGAAGTTCGTGAGTGGTTTCAACCAGGTTGGTAACTCTGCCGCGACAGCTGTATCGCAGATCCTGACGTCTACGCCGGTCTCGACAGTAGGTGGTCAGTTCAACTCCTGCAACGTTACTGCCAGCTCGTCGCAAGCTATTCCGTTCCGAGTCGCCATTTCCGTTCCGCAGAATATTTACCAGACCACCACCAGCGGGGCTGGCACTCCGAGTTTCACGATCAGTGTGAAGTCCTACGAATTCTGAGGTGCATCATGATTGCCGAGTTTTCAGACGCCACTAAGCCTGTCATCACCGGAATCTTCAGTTCTCCGCAGCCCACTGAATGTGTGCCTTTTCAGGATGAAGTTTTTGCAGACGGGCCGCGTTATAAGGCTTGGTGGGATAATTTATTGCCAGGGACGATAACTGGCGATCTTCCGATTCCAACCGGTAAAGGCTGATTTTCCCTCGCTTCTGTTGATCGAAATCCATATCATCGCCAGCTAAGCAATCATATTTGGCTGGCGGTGAGATGGAGCGAGTTGTGAAGGAACGGGATGGAAGCGTAGATGTTCTCCGTGGCCTTGGTATTCTTTTGGTCGTATCCGGTCATGCCAGCAGTGGATCAGGTCTATATCAATTTTCACCGTATTCTTTCCACATGCCGTTATTCTTTTTTATTTCAGGGCTGTTCTTCTCTGAGCTTAAAATAGAAAGAGTATCGCATGTACTTTTGAAGAACATCAGGTCTTTACTTTTGTACTCGACTGGATTTTATTTCTTTTATGCATTTATGTGTATGGCGATATCGAGCATTGGGTTCAAGGCTTTTGATGAGCCGTTTTCCTTGCAGACTATCTTCCTGAATCAGTTCGTTACAGGCGGGGCTTACAAGTTTACTTCTGCATACTGGTTTATCCCTTGTCTTTTTTTCGTTAAGATTTATTTTTCAGTAATTCACGTACGACTTGCATCGGCTGTTAACTCAATACGTTCCGAAACTTCGCCAGCAGTTTTTTTTGCTGTCTATTTAATTGTTGCGTTTTTGGCTGTCGTATATAGCTTCAAAATGTATGCTGCCAATAATGTGCAGTGGCCAGAGGTGCAGGGCTTGCGTGTAGCCTTCGCTGCATTTTTTTATTATCTCGGATTCCTGTTTGCAAAATACAGGCTTCAGCGCTTTGCAAGCCATGCGATGACTATTGCGATTCTTTTTATAGTTCAGCAACAGCTGTGGGTGTACTCTGGAAACCTAGATTACTGGATGCAGGTCTCTAAATTTCAGTCAACCTATTTGCCTGTCATTACCAGCACGATTGCTATCGTGTTTTTTTACGGGTTATCCGTAATAGCCTCAAAGAATGAGTCGTGGGTTAAAGTAGTTGGGCACATAGGAAAGAATTCCTTCCCGATACTTCTTCACCATTTGTTTGGATTCTTCGTTATCAACGCGATTCTTTGTGCGCTTGGTGTGATAACCCCGGCCGACGTGAAAAGTCAGTATTTCCAATATGACACTGTGCATTCCTGGCCTTTTTATATTGGTGGTGCAGTTATTTACTCGTTGGCGTTTGATCGATATGTAGTTGTGCCACTGAAAGATCGCGTGAAGGGGCGACGTTTTATGAGACGCTTTAAAAACACTGCGTAGCCATTGTTGAGAACATTAAAACCCGCTTCGGCGGGTTTTTTATTGTCTGGAGAAAAGTATGCACATCACTCAGCAGCAGTTGCTGCAGATTCTTCCGAACGCCGACCGACGTGCAGACGTTTTCATGCCCGGAGTTTGACAAATGCGCATTTCACAAAATGGCATCTCTGTACTGAAGCACTTCGAAAGCTGCTCGCTATCGGCTTACCCAGATCCAGCCACCGGTGGTGCACCATGGACGATTGGCTGGGGGCATACCGGGCCGGAAGTCGTGCGCGGCCTCGTTTGGACTCAGGCCAAGGCAGACGCTCAGTTACTGAATGACCTCGCATCGCGAGAGATGGCAGTTTCCTGCGCGGTGACCACCAGTATCAGTCAAGGACAGTTCGACGCTTTGGTTGACTTTTCCTACAACCTGGGCATTGGCAATTTTCAACATTCCACGCTGCTCCGACTGATCAACGCCGGCGATATGGAAGGCGCCATTGCACAGTTCGCACGCTGGAACCGGGCAGCAGGTGTTCCGATGCGAGGTCTGACCCGGCGTCGTGCCGCTGATGCCGCGCTGTTCGCCGGGAAGACCGGAACCCAAGCGATCGCTATCGGAGTGGCTGCCGCATAAGCCCGCTGCATTAACCTCTGTTAACCCCAAACCCAACAGGTACACCATCATGAAATCAGCTCTCTTTGCTGGGTCGCTTTTTGCTGCCTGTGTTTTGTCCGCTTGCTCCGCCATTCCGCAGGGCACTACATCTCTGCCGCAGATCGTGACTGGTTACTGCGCACTGCCTGTTCCAGATCGCGCACTGAACCGCGCTGTCATCAACAGCCTGCTGCTGCCGAACTCGGTGGCGATCACTTGCGCAGCGGACAGCGGGAAATGAGCGATGTAGGTGGCGCCTTGGCCTATCCCTATATCGGCAACGGGCCGGGGCAGTTCTCCCTGATCCCATTGCTGCGCCCGTATAAGGTCGGAGAGTGGGTTGTCATGGAAGACTTCGGCTACCTGCGCAAGGACGGAAGCTACCAGCATGTGCCGAAGTATTTTATCACTGACCTTGCTTCGATCCCGTGGCTGGCCGAGCCGATGTTCAACAGCACTGACAGCCGCCTGCCGGGGATCGTCCACGATGCCAGCTACTGCTTCAATCAACAGCCAAAGGCGTGGTGCGACAGCATGCTCTACGAAATGCTGCAGGTAACCGGCGCGCCTCTGATCCAGAGCCATCTGATTTATGCAGGTGTTCGGATCGGTGGCGCATCACGTTATGCGGCCTGCAAGGGCGGACCGAAGAATGAAGACTTCGCCTGGGAGCTGATGGGGGGCGATGAGGTGGCGCTGTACAAGAGCGCCTATCACTTAAGCTGATCGCAAAGGTCAGCACGTGCTGAAAAGTACACTGAATAGCACATCGGATTCTTCATTCATTTCCAAAGCCCAGTATCTACTGGGGATTTCGCGCTCAGTTTGGTTCAGGGACCATGACGCGCACTGAGACTGCGTCAGAAGTGTGATCGGGTTGGCAGTTGCCGGGACAGCAGGTCGGCGCAGGCTCATCTATGCTCAACGGGTCGACCGACTCATCGCCTGCGAGGCGTGCGCCC